GTTTAGAAGTTAAGGGCTTGCGCTTTTTAGACGCAAGCTCCTTAACATATTGTTGAAATATCCAATCTCTACTATCCATTACACAATCTCACAAGCTCCTCCAGCACATGCTGCTTCACCTTTGAGGTTGGTAACGTCTTCTAACTCAATAACCTTACTCAAATCTATATTGGTTAGATGTGCCATCATTTCGTTATACTTTTCTTCTGTGCAATCCTCGAAAGGTGCTTGAATGTATGTACCACCATCGTAGTTCAATACAGACAATCCGTTGTAGTGCTTACGATTAGTCCACATCCACTCTCCAACTGCTCCCCACTCTTCCTCTTTAATAGAAACAGTAGCTGACACATTGTGAGAGTTTTGACCTGATCTATGTCCTGGCTTGATCCACTCTTGGTGTACTCGCTTGATACGCTCAAGTAAGTCAATTGGACTTTCGTTTCTCAAAATAGCTCCTGCTGGTGCTTTTTGTGGAATTGAGATTACTGCTGTATCATGCGGACGGAAATACTCATCTTCAATTAGTTCTGGGTGATTGATTGCTAGGTAAGTATAGATTGCTTCGTTCTTTCCTACACGTACACGTCTGACATAGTAGTCATTGTGCCAAGCATGGATAATTAGCTGCCTCAGCCATATCCAATCCTAGAACTACACCAGAACCAATACCAGTCATAGACACTCCAATCAACGCATCCTTTTCAGTAGTACGTTTCCATACATCACGTAGGTAGTGGAAGTCTGTGTAACTTGCTTGTAGTGTTCCAATGAATGCAGCTGCTTTAACTCTCTCGTTTAGATCCTCTTGCGACTCAACGTCTGATACGTTTACTTCGCATAGGTTACAGAACTGGAATGGACGTAAAGCAATCTCACAGCATGGATTAGTTCCCCAATCCTTATCGTTTGTCAAGTAGATACCAGGCTCACCTGCACCACTTAATTCTACACGCTTCCACAAGTCCAAGAAGAACTCCTTAGTCATCTTATGACGTAGCAATGCTGCTGAGTTGTTTGCACGTCCTCTCTGTGGATTGTTTTCCCACCAGTTACCTGATTTGCAAGCGATCATCTCATCATCATCCGCTGAAAAAAGCGATATAAGGGCTGCACGACGAATACCGCCAGCAAGTACAGCGTCAGCAATATGACAAACCATGTCGTGCACTTCAATCGGCGATAACCTGTCGCCATCATTTTTTGCATCTAAAATACCTTGAACTTTAATTAAACATTCCTTTAGAGGTTGAGGACCTGGTGCCTTTCCTCCGGATGTAACTAATCGAGCTCCCTTAGCTCTAATGTCAGAGAAGTCAAAATCTAATCTGGATGATCCAGTGAAGTAACTCTTAACCAATGCTTTTACTGCATCTGCCCAACCTTCAATACTATCAGCAATGAGGAATCTTTTTGTACGCTTAGTGTTAGGCTTACGGATTTCTGGTAACTTTTCTACGTGGTGCTTTTGTACTGAGTATCCTACTCCAGTACCTCCCAACAATAGGAACATAGCTTCACCAAATGCTCTCCAATCGTCAATAGGCATGTAAGCGCAGTTGTAAACACGATTAGGACTAATCTCAATAGGCTTACCAGCAAACTGCATACTACGCATTGAAGGTAGGATCTTCTTGTTCAAGACAAAGTCATAGGCATGCTCTATCTCTTCTTTCAATTGTGGAAACTTTTTAACGTGCATTTCCTTGTTACGAGCTACTAACTCGTCCCACGTTTCTCTTCTCTGTAACTCAGGGATATACTTGCTGTACTTCATGAAGACAGTAATATCACTGAGGATCTCATTGCTTATTTCTTTCATAATGGTTATTGGGGTTTATATTGTGAACTTTCTCATAGATGCTGTAGGGATAAATACCTCACATGCTCTCGATGAAATGCTGTTCTATATTAAATTTTTTATACTAATCCTTGCAATTCTTGGAACTTGTTTCTTAATGTACTCTTTAATACTTCTTCGTGATTTGCCATTGTCTTTTTTGTGTCGATTCCTTCAATTGTGTTCTCTGCAAATATGTTAATCTTACACACACTCATGTTCATCTTACTTGGGAACGTAAGTCCATCAGGACCAAAACGATTCTTAATAACGTGCCATCTTCCTGTACCACTAATCTTATCAGTAGTTTTACGAGACAGAGACACTACAAAGTCGGCAATCATTACCTTAGAATAAGATTCTGCAATCTTCTCTGCACCAATGATGTCATCTTCCAAAGCTGATCTGTTTGCTTGTGATGCTGTCCATACTGGGAATCCGTAAGTACCTGATAAACCTCTAAGGTCTTCATAGATACTTCCTAATGCCTGGTCATGTCTTTTGTTAGAGCTTACGTTTGTTTCTCTTAACAAGTCAGCGTAGTCAACAAGCACAATATCTGGTTTGAATCCTTGCATCAAGCACTTCTCTAAGTGGGCAGTTAGTGTACCAACTGTAGCCGTCTTAGTAGGATAGTACTTGATGATTAGATTACCTTTCAGCTTACCAACAGCATCCTTAACTTCATCGATATGAAACTTGAGGTCTTGTGAAGGAATGTTTGTGTAGTAGGAGTCGAATCGAGATCCAACATACCCTTCTGCCAACTCCATTGTGTAGTATACGACATTAAGCCCTCTTTCAACTGCTGCTGCAGCAATACTGACTAATGCCATAGACTTACCAATACCAGCTGGTGCTACAAACACTCCCAACTCACCCTTTCCTAATCCACCATCCATGATCTCGTTAACAACTTCCCATGGAGTTTCTACTGGATGTCGTACATTAGCTTCGTATCGTGCATCAACGTCTTCGTTGTATTCGTGGCCAATGTTACGATCACTTCCAGCTTTCATTGCATTATCAATGTTAGCCTTAATCTCATCGTACTTACCACCTTTCAACAACTCAACACTTTCTAAGATAGCATTCTTTAGCTTTTGATTCTTACAGAAGTTTAGGAACTGGTCCTTAACAAACTGCACATCATCAGCATCTAGATAGGACATAATGTCTTTCAACTGCATTACTACAGCTGCTTTCAATACGTCAACTTCAATAGACTCCACATGGACCTTCAACGCATCTAATGTAGGTGTCGTTTTGTATTGCTTATGGTACTCTAGTATCGTTCTTGCTATCCACTTTGAAGCATCGGAGCTCATATAGTCGGGATCAAGCAAATCGCTGATCTGCTGCAAGAATGGCTTATCCTTCATTAGGACTGCCAAAACCTTTGCTTGGAAGCTTGTTCCGTATCTTTGTATTGTGTCTGAACTCATAACTTTAATATAGTCTAAAACTATTGTGATTGCAAAGCAAATCCATCTAATTTTTGAAACACCTCTCTTAGCCAAGTATCTGGATTCTTAATTGCTCCAGACATCTTGTCTTCAAGGATCATCTTATGGATTGCTATTTTATTGCATCTTGGAATCTCTTGCTCTAGTGTGTCAATGATTCTCAATTTGACTGTGGTGTTAATGTTGCTCTCTGAAAGCTGCATTAACTGAATGTTGCGTTCTATTAGCTCTTCGGCTTCAAGAAACTTTTGGTAGATTTTAACCTTAGGTGGTTGCGCGGATGCGAAGTCTTTTAGCTCCTGTAAAGATACCTGTTTATCCTCTGTTAGAAGGTTAAATTTGCTTTGTACAGTCTTCTCACCAATTCCATCCACTCCTCCTATGTTATCGCTTTTATCACCAAGTAAAGCGCGATATAAAGCAAAATTACGTGGGTATATTCCATACTCAGTATGAACATCCTCTGTGTAGTAGAATCTCTTCTTGGTAGGACTCCAAATGTGGATTCTATCGTTTACTAACTGGTAGAAATCCTTATCTGAGGACATGATGAACACCTGACTATCCTGCTTCTGTGCAAGGTAGTCATTTGCAATATACGCAATCACATCATCTGCTTCTGTTGCTTCTGCTGTAATAACCGTAATTGGTAGGTTCTCCAAGTATTGGATTACTCGTATAAGTTGCTCAAGTTGATTGTCTTGTTTATCAACCACTTCTGATCGATTCAATCTAATCTTGAATTTTCTGTTTGCTTTGTACTCTGGGTAGATTTGTCGTCTTTTAGCAGAGCCATTCTTGCCATCAAATACCATAATCACCCTTGTAGGTGCGATATTCTTAATGGCATGGCCTATGCTTAGTAGTGTTCCTGAGATTCCGCCAACGTGCTCTCCGTCACTATTGGTCACAGGACTCGCTGCATAACTACGAATGAAAGTATTAAGGCCGTCAATAACCAGCACCCTTGAATTAAGGTGCAGGTTATCTTCGGGTCCTCTTGTTCGTAGTTCGTTTAGAAGAGCTAGATAATTAGTCTGCGAGCTCATCGTCATCAACTGTTACACTGTCTGGATCAATGTCATTGTCTCCCTTGTACTTCATAATGAAGATATCGCATATCTTTCTATACGAGTAGTCGTAGAGAGTTTGGTTAGTTGCCAATAGCTCCTTCCACTCTTTAGACATGAAGCGATGAACTTCTCCAGTCTCTTCGTTTACTAAGGTGTAGTAGGATCCTGAGGTACTAACGACTCCGTAGTCCTTCATCAAAGCTAACCAGCTATTCTGATCATCGATTCCTGAATTGAAATAGATATCGAATGTGGCTTTCTTGAATGGAGGTCCCATCCTGTTTTTGATAACTTGAGCTTCGGTTTGCACACCAATGATCTGTTCAGTCTTACCCGAACCGCTCTTCAACTTACCGACTCCTTTAAGCCTTACTCTACAACTTGCATGGAATCCTAAAGCCTTACCACCAGAGGTAGTGTACTTGTCTCCAAACATTACACCCATCTTCTCACGAAGCTGTGATGCGCATAGTAGTAAAACTCTCTGCTTTCCAATCACGTTAGTGATCTTACGCATAGCTTTCGACATTACGATTGCTTTGGCTGTTGCCCATCCATCCTTATCGTAATCTGCATCTTGCTCAATTTTAGTTGTAGCTGCTGATACAGAATCAATAACGATTGAAACCAATCTGTCTTTGGAACTCTTACGAACTGTTTCGATAATGTTCTCAACTGCTTCAAAGATATCCTCAATTGTTTCCAATGGGATGTAAAGCATGTTGTTTACGTCTACTCCAATAGCCTTTAAGAACTCTTCACTTAAAGCATTCTCAGTGTCAATGTACACAGCCAATCCACCTTTCTTTTGTGTGTTAGCCAATACGTGTGCCATGATCAAGCTTTTTCCTGAAGCCTCCATCCCTTGCAACTCTACAATACGACCTACTGGAAATCCTCCGTTAGGTCTGTTTGAGATAGCCAAGTCTAACAAAGTGGATCCGGTTGAGACCCACTCTGTTAAATCGGTTGGAGTTTCCTCTTGCCCATTAAGAAAATGGGCAGCTTTGAAGTCTTTAAACTTTTTGTTGAGACTATCTGCTAACAATGATGCAAGCTCATCTCTTCCGGAAATCTCATCCGGTGTTACTGACTTCTTTGCCATGAGGATTAGGAGTTAAAAAGTTCGTCAAATGCTGAGTTGATATCGTCAACCTTAGTAGCTGTTGTAGCTGTTTTGATTTGCGACTCAGACTTTCCTGCTGGTGCATCTGCATTAGTGTCTGGGTTCAACCACTTCTCTAATGCTGAAGTCATTTCCTCATAGCTCAACTCTGAGTACAACTCGGTGATTTGCTTCTGATCATTAACGATCTTACTTGCAACTTCCTTGTCAGTTGTAGCTGGAGTTTGGTTAGGTTTTGGTCTAACTGTGTAGCTTGGGAAAGCTCCTTCTTTCTCTGCAGCAACGTGCTCTACTGTCAAATCACGACCATTCATCAAGTCAGTGATGTCACCGTAGTCAGGGTCAGCAATAACTCCCAACAACTCTTGGTAAATTTGCTTACCAAAGCTCCAGAAGCGAACTCCCTTTTCTTCCTCTCCGCGAACGATTACTGGCACAAAGCAACGGAACTTTGGCTCGATCTTCTTACCTAACTTCCAATCCTCTTTATTACCAGAACGCTTCAACTTCTCAGCAAACTCTACAATTGGGTCAGGACGACCAAATGAGGTTGGCGATACCATAGTACGCTTTCCAATCTCATAGTGGAAGTACATCTCAATGAAAGGGTTGTCTTTGTCGAAGGCGTAAGGAACGATACGAACTTGACTTTTTCCTACTGGTGGTTTCCATAAGTGTTCTGCGACACCTGATCCACCACCTGAATTAGCGCTTTTTTGCATTTGTTGCAAACGGCTTTTAATTGCATCTAAATTGATTGCCATATTGTGTAACTGTTTATTTATTTATACTAATATACGAAACTTTTATGGATGAGACAACTCTTTTATTAGAATTGTTTTATATCCATCTGGACCTTGCGATAGAAGCATACAATCTCTGTAATCGTTCCAGTTGATCACAAAGGACTTATCCAACACCCCATAGTTTAACGCCATGATCAAAGCATTAAGAGCATTGATACTGTATAGCGTATTGGTTTCTTTTTTTCTGTTGATTGAAATGGTATCCTTCATTCGCTTGGTAGCGTTGTATACATTGTAGATGCATACGATGCTATTGTTATCGTGAACATACGCATAACATTTCAAATTAGCAACATCATTGTCATAAGACTTATGAATATTGCCAATGCAATAAGGTAAATCTTGTAGGGTTGTGAATGTGCACAATAATTGTGGTCTCATCTTACTTCTTCTCGATCTGATCTATCTGCTTCTGAAGGGCAGCTTTCTTTTGTTGTAGTTGTGCGATTTGTTGATCTATCTTAGCTTTGTCTTGCTGAAGCTTGGCTGCCTTCTCTTCATCTGCAGCGCCTACAGCACTCTCTAGCTCATTAAGCATTTTTCCAAATGCCTTGTAATCAATGGCTGAGTAATCAATTTCTTTATTTTTCATGGACTAGTCTATATGACTATAATTATCTCCTGTCTTGACCTTAAAGGGAAATTTGCTAGGGATAATTGCACGTATAGTATCTAGTAGTTGACTCTCCTTTCCTTGTGGTACATCGAACAATATGCTATCATAAGTATATAACACTGGCAGTACGTCTTGTGGTAGCTCTGCAAATAGTTGAGCTAGTAGCTGTACGTTCTGCTCAGTCTCGTGTAGCTGAATGAAGTAGTTAAGTACTTTGGTTGGTGATGCGTCTTCTATATTATGAATCTTACGCTTAGATATAATACTGGTTACATACCCTTGTTGCTTGTATAGGTTCCACAACATATCTGTCATCATCTGTATTCTTGCAAAGTATTCTATATGTAGGTACTGTCTATTGATACCCCCATATAATTGCCTAAACGTCATCTCCTTTGCTTGAGATATTTGATCTTGTGTAGGATTGTCACCAAAGTACTCCTTAGCCAAATGCTCATAGATGTTCTCCTCATCTGATATAACGTACTTGGTTATGCTGGCTAGGATCCTTGGGTGATAAGAGGTGAAGTCGATTTCAACTAACTTACCATTAGGATACCTAGATACAAAGCACTCACGTGTGCCATCCTCCTTATTCAAAGCTGCGTAGTTTACTCCAGCAAAACGATTACTTGGTCTTCCTGTTGATGTGTATAGATTATACTTGGTATAAGCCTTACCATTCTTCACATAACCGCTATCGCCAAACGCCTCTTTGTATAAAAGCTCGTTAATTGCTATTCCGTTCTTTTCAATCGTATGGTACACTCGTTTAACAGCTTGGTAGAATTTGTTGGTGTTGTCTTTGTCAATTGGTAGCTTGTCAACTAACTCACGATAGTGTTGTTGAATCTTCATAGGATCAACTAAGAAGTTAGAGCATGCTGACCCCACTCTCTTTCTATAGAAGTTGATTTGTGGGTTGTATTCTTGCTCTGGTATTGTTCCATATGACAGATAGCTATTGATTAAGGCATCTTCCATATTAGGAAGCGGCTTGTATCCAGCATATGCTAGCGTATCGAAGTCAACAATGTAACACCTTTCGGCCTTGTCAAAAGTTTTGAAAGCATCATCCTTCAACAAGGCCTCCGGGTGTTCTATGAAGATCGTAAACTCTGGTCCTTGAATAATCTTAATGTACCAACCAATAATAGTGTTATCAATTAAATGTTTTTGAGGGTGTAGAGTAATAGCACAGCATACAACGTGTTGGTTTGTAATTTGCTTTTTGTAGTCTGAATATTGTGCTGTGGAGTCTACGATCATGTAGACAATATACTACAAAACTGTTGGTTGAGCAAATTCTTGGTAATTTTTAAAAGCGTATGGCAAGGATGGGTATCTATCTGAATAGGCTCCAACCGCTCTTTTGTTTGCATCTATTATTCCAGGAATAACATGCTCGCGAGGTCTTAGTAGGACCTCTTCACCATTCACAATCTGCTTTTGACCTGACATCATTGTTTTGTAATCGTACAAAGGTCCTGATATCTGCCACTTGAGTATGATCAAATCGTATAATCCTGCATCATACCCTTTCTTTTTTCCATACAAACTATTTCCAGCTGATCCTATTTCAATTGGAACCTGGCTTCTATCCAAGGTGTATTGTAGTAAGTATCTTGTTGTGTATCCACTTTTGTAATCGGCTGTAGTTGGTTCCGGTCTTATGTAGATTGGCGTTCTGTACGTACTCTCTACTTTATTGAAGTTTTTAAGCTTGTCGTACGCATATACGCTAGCGTTGTCGTAGTATTTAGTTAACGGCTTGCGGTAATTAGCACCAATCTTCGGAGGACCTGTGTAGGCTTGACCATCCACCACGTGGTACTCTCCAATGTAGTTTTCCCCATCTAAGCTATACTCAAACCCTTTGGTATAAAAGGTATTCTCAGGATACAATATTGAATATACACTACGCTTAGCCATTATTTTAATCTACCTACTGTGTTAATTTTGGTTGTCCAGTCATCTGGTGTTATTGAGTGCTCTACCGCTGTTACTTGGTAGTTTATTTTTGACTTTAATGTCCCAGGTAGTCTGTCTAGGGTAACTAGCTGTCCAAATGCAAATCCTCCTATACCGGTGATAGTTAAACCAAGTTGGAATGGCATCACTGCCTTATTGCAAACATCATCGTCCTGCTTTCTTCTCTGCTCAACTTGATATGACTTAGCGCTAGCCACTGTCTTATCGTTCACTTCTTTTTGCAAAGCTGTCAATGGATCGTCTTGTGCCTCTGGCTCTTCTGAACACTTATCACCTCCACAAGGCTTTGGCTTCTCACCACTTCCCTTAGCATCTGCCAAGTTTACTATACTACCCGCTTCAGCATATCGTATAAATCGATCGGAACAACCTTGTACGCTTGCTGGTGCAGTGTCTTTGCTTGAGTTGCTGTAAAGAGCAAGGGTTTTCATAGCTTCTGTTGGTTTCAAACTCATCTCAACAGATCGTACATTACTTTTACCATTAACGCCAGACTTAAACTCATACGCCTCATTGCCTGGTTTATAGAGGTTTAAATCAACAATGGTTATTCTGGTTCCTGAAGGAACACCTGTTGTACCTTTATCAGACACGTCAACAAAATCAAACTCCCAACCATTCCCGCAAACGTTGTTTATGTCTCGTAGTATTGCCGTCAGTAATGTTACAACCCCATCGTCTTTGTCACGCAAATTCTTTGTAACCCTTAACGCATGTATGCAGTTTACATAAATATTACTCAACTTGCCGTCGTAGTTGATTCCTCCTCCTTCCAAAGTGTAAGGGCTACCTTGCAATGCGCATACTCTAGGATCTGCACTCCATAGTGTAAAACCGTAGTTGGAGATATCCATGTTATCACAATCAATCTCCAATACAGTAGGCTTACCGTCAGGACCCCAAGGTTGTGCGCAAGTTCTTTCAATTAACCGACACAACGATCCAAAGTTGATAAACGACTCCTCGGTTCCTACAGAAGGATCACCAAATCCAAAAGTATACCACGGGGATGAAGTGTCCTCAGTACCAGCCTGATCTCTCTCATATCCATTAAACTTGAGCCTATCTACATAAAGGCCTTGGGTGATACCTAATTCCGTAGCAACTGCTCCTGCCTGTCCTGGTTCGTCTATTAGACGTATTAGTGCTGATTGTAGTGCGCTCGTTTTTGTCTTGGCTTCCTCCTCGTCTTCTGGAGGAGCTTCTCCTCCCGGAGTTGGTTGTGCTGGTGACTTTTGTTCACAATAGCAAGACGTACTTTCATCGTTTACTGGTATGTTCGCTACTGCAGCAGCTGCGCCAATCATATCCAAAGTGACGTCCCAAGATTGATCATCAGCTAAATTAAACTCCCACGATACAACTCTACCTTGAAATCCATCATAGGTAGGATTGCTTTGAGACTGCTCTCGTATCTTCTTGTTAGCGTCTCCATCGCTCAATATATCTGTTACTGGTTGTATTGGTGATGCCTTCAGAGCAATAGACCATCCAAATTGGATTCGTACGCTCATGTTTGGTATGAAGTAAGCCTTTGCTAGCTCTTCCATTCCAGCATCTGTAAACACCTTTAGCTTTATGCCGGCTCTACGCATGGTACCATATTCACCATGAGATTTTACATCCAAACTCTGTACTAGAATATTTGGTCTGTTTGCTGTTGGGTAGGCTTCTGAGAATGTTTTGTATGTGCTTATGGGATAAGGACTACCCTCTGCCATTGACATGATATGGCACCAAGTTTTTTGGCCAGACATACCGTACTGAAACACACTACTAGCTCGAGCATCTAACTCGGTCTTCACTCTACTAGGTACCGACTTGGTCGAGAAAATATCTTCAGCGAAACTCATTGATTGTTGTTATTGTAATCTGTAACTTTTTGAAATGGATTGGATGGTATTCTAAGTTGTGTTGCTGGAGGTACTGCTACAGACCCAAGTCCAAGCTTGTTTGCAGCCGCTATTACCCACCAATACTTAACCTCTCCGTAGAATTGATAAGCTAGCGTATCTAGTCTATCGCCAGGACCTGTCATCACCCAAATATCGTCTGCTGAGTATGGGATTGGTTGGATGAGAGTGCTTTTATAGTGCCTCCTTCCGTTTTCATCTCGGACTATTGGTATGCGTTCGTATCTTTTCATTATCCTAAATAAGTAGTTGTTGGAGCAAATAAGTTACCCTGCTTGTGTCCGAGTACTGCTGCATCCAATGATACGGAATATACGTGAGGTTTTCCGTCACTCCAACCAGTTTCTGCCACATCAGTATCGATTTTTACGCTACCTATAGCGCATTTTATATTCTTCACGAGTCCTGCAATCGTAAGATCTACTACAGGTCCTTGTATATAGTTTCCTTCGTACTTACCAACAATGGCTGTGTTTACTAGCGTATTTAGCTTAGCTACTGCACCTGCTGCTGAATCTGGCGTGCTCTCGAATTCTCCTAATCCTGCTACTACCTTGAATGCTACACTTAATTGACGAGTAGCGCCTTTGTATACTTTAAAAGTGTCCATTTGACCGACGTGATTGTAGTCTGTCCAGTTGGCTGTAAAACTATCGCTGAACGATGTTAAGAATGCAGTAAACGATACACTTCCGTTGATGCTCGACAAGCTAACGACGTATTCTGTTACAGAGTTTGGAGTTGGATTTTTTGCCTTATCGCTAACAACATTCTGTAGTTGTGAGTAGCTGTTGATCTCTGCATATTTTCGACGATTGTTGCTATTGTTCCAACTATTCCTCTCTTTTTTGTAAACCGATCCTTTTTGCTTGCTAATGTCAACGTTGTTACTAACAAACCCTCCTAACTCATCTCCATCTTCCGTAGACAACGCCTTTCCGTAAATAATGTTTGGGTTATTGCTAAGTCCATCTACGCCTTGTATAGTTTGAACAGTAAAGTAGTGTGCATCCTCTAATTCCCCATCACGACTATTTTGGAGCTCATTATAATCCACTACCGCAGAGTCTCCCTTTCCTAATCCTTGCATAGCTGCCTGTAGTTGATTGGCTGACAATGCTCCACTTAGTACCTTAATTGCGCTTTTAGTCTGCGTAGTGGTTTCGCTGTTGTTGTTAGGTCCCACTTTACTAACATTTCCAGGATTAAGTACATCAAGAAAGGCGTCATCTCCTAGCAAGATATCGTTAATAAGTGCGGAAGTCGAATCGACGATTGCGTGTGGTGTTGTGCCGTTTACGGCGACGAGTCCCTTGTTATGCGGTAACTCACCTCCATGGTTTAGCGTTGGAAACAGTACGTTAGACGCTTTATCTGCTAAATAACCTAACGTCTGTATCTGTACATTTTGGTTATCGGTAAACGCACCTGCTGGCTTAGCTGACACTATCGTTATCGAGTTTGGAACCTGTTGCTCAGATTGTGTTGCCTTTTTTGGAATCAAAATTGGTTGTGGTACCACAATCTCAATATCCTTTGTTGGTATGGTAGGCTCAATGCTAGAAACAACTTTCTGGTTAAATCTACGAATACCTTGTCTGTTTTCTATGGTACCGATTGTTACCACATTTCCAACAGTACTCGATCCTTGATTAGGCGTAGCAAGTATTTTGTTAATAACAACAGAACCTTGATTAAGATTCTGCTTAGGATCTTCAACTTGCATTAAACTAAACGTAGTTTGGTTAGTTGTGAACGTACCTTGTCTCGTTGTCGATTGCAATAAGCTACTTGGACTTTGAACGGTCGTATAACTTGCGTAAATTCCTTCAGAAACAACGGCTCCTTGCCTTAAAAGAGAGTCAATGACTCTTACCCTCAAATCAACACTACCTTGGTTTATATCGACGTTATGTGGTGGTAAAATAATCGATCCTTGATCGACTGATTCAACACTGCTGTTTATCTGCACTGTGCTTTTTCCTTCGATAACAGAAGTGCCTTTAATTTTTATATATCCTACGTTTTGATCCGATAGAACATATTGTGCTAGGTGATTGGTTGTTTTTAAGCTAGTTTGCTTTAAACGGTCTTCAAGGCTAATGCTTTGAGCAAAATCTAGTCTCACTTTTGAAGACCCCTGTTCTGGTTTATAGTCAAAAGGCTGTGGGGTAGGCGTTACAAGCTTACTTAATCTGTCTAAATTTGCGAATGGTTTATTTGCTGCCATTATCTAATTCTACTTGTGTTCATTGATCCACGTAACGCTTCTCCTACTTTCTTACCATCTAAGTTCACTGTTATGTTTGCCATCTCTGCTTTTAGAGACTTTACCTCAGCTATGAGTTCATCCATCTTATCGCTCTTCTCACCTTCACCGCCACCTCCCATTAAAGCACTTGCTAATCCAGTTAGTGCTGGGGCTGCAGCTGCTAATCCAATTAACATTCCTAAGATTGGCATTGCTGTAAATCCCGCAATTGCTATTGATCCTAAGCCTGCTCCAATTCCCATTAACGCCATTGCTACACTACCTAATCCCATTGCTCCTGATGCAAGCTCGGTTAATTTGCCAAACACCTCCAAACCTCCTTGAGCACTTTGCAACACCAACAATCCAGCTCCTACTGCAATCATTCCGATTCCTAATAGTGCCAACGAAGCTGCTCCGGCAGCTATGAATGGGAATAAGAATCCAAGTCCAGCTGCTGCCAATGCTAGCAATGGTAGTGCTATGCTAAAGGCTATTATCGATCCAACATCCACACCTTTTAATAAACTAAAGGCAAAGGCTGCTGGAATTAGCGCTGCTCCTAGAAGGATTAACGCCAATGACCCTTGTGCCACAGCTCCAACATTTATTTTACCCATTACCTTGGACAGTAAGAAGAATCCACCTGCAAATACTGGCAACGCCACTGCTGCTACCAATAGGTCTGGTAATGGGATGAATGATAGTCCGTAAGCTAATGCCGCTATACCAGCTCCAAACAACACCGCAGCTCCTGCCATAAACGCCGCTCCTTTGAGAGCTTTCCCATCAAAAGCCTTTAAGCCTGTTGCTAATCCAGTTAAAAATCCTGCTACACCTGCTCCTGCGGCTGGTGATGGTGCTGTTTTTGCTGCAGCTCCTAGCTTGCCTGCTGTCTCTGCTGCTCCTCCTGCCACTTTGGCTGCTGCTCCTCCTGCGGCTGCTGCTCCTCCTCCACCAAGACCCATAGCAGCTTGGGCTCTTTTCCAAAGCCAATGCGCCTTCTCTGCGGCCCACTGAGCCTTTTCTTTGGCCCAATGTGCTATATCTAAGGCGTATTGCTTAATCTTTCCTAAATTCATTTGGCCTAATAGTTGTACAGTGGAGAGCATCCACACAGCATTCTCTTTTGCAAACTTAGTAATTCCACCTCCAATTTCCATAGTCTGGCCTATTATGTTGTCGAGTGTGCTAGATTGCTCGCCAAAATACTTGTTCTGCTCTTCTGCCGCATCAAGCGCCTTATTCATCTCTTCAACAGTCATTCCTGCCGCTTTGGCTAGAGCATCTTGTTCAAGACGGTTCATTTTTGTAAACTCAGCAGCCCCTCCTATGTTTTTTAAAACTTCCGCAGTAGCCCCTTCTAAGTCGTTGTGCAACGCCAACTCAGCAGCCTTATCTAGATTTATTTCTCTACCTAGTAAGACTGAAGCCTCCATTTGGTTATTTATCCTAGATTCAAAATCCAACAAGCCATCTGCTATTTTACTAGCGGTTGACATCTCAACTCCCATCTTGTGTAGATTGATAACACTCTTTCCAAATGCCTCCGCTCCCTTGCCTCCTGCGCGAGCCATCTCAGCTGTATTACCAGCCATATCCTTCATAATCTTACCAGGAGCTATTCCTTGCATTTCAGCTAAGTGACCGGTCATCTCCATTGCATGTGCAGCGGATTCGGAAGTTTCTCCTGGTATTTTTGATAGGCTTGCATTGAGTTTAGCGGCTTCTTCACCACTAATACCAAAGTGGTGAGCCATTATACCGACTTCGTTGACTACTTCTTTTGAAATTCCACCTATAGAGCCGTATTCTTGTGCAAATCCCTTAAGAGCTCCCTTAGTGTCTGATAAGCCCATCATTGATTTCAGACTCAATCCTTTAAATTGTGCCTGTATAGCTTGACCTGCTGATAGTCCCTCTTTTTTAAACTCCTCCATTCCCTCGTAAGCTTCGTGAAGCTTTTCAGCCATTTGCTCTGCAAAAAGAGCTTTGGCCAGCTCTGGAGTCTTGAGTAGGTCCGCTAGTTCTTGTGTATATCCTATTTGTTCTTTTAGATGGTGCTTTACCTCCTTCATCTTCTCTAGGACTTTTTCCCTCTTCTCTTCTAACGCATCCCTCTTCTCCTCCTTGTCCATGAGGTCATCCAACAACTTTCCTTGCTGCTCTAAAGCGGTGTTACGATCCTCAAGTCCTGTGATATCTGCTTCTAATTGAGACATACGTTCTTGATAGCCATAAAAGGCTTTCATGTTACCCATTATCTCAGCATTTAGCATTAGACGCTTAGCAACAGCTGCATTCATTTTTGTCTGTGCTATTGCTGCTAGGTTTGCCTGCTTTTCTTCTTCAATAGCCAACTGCAGTGCTGCACGCTCTGCTGATATCTTATCTTGAAGGGCTTTAGCTAGTATCTTCTCCGTCTTTAGCTCATCTTGCTTTTTCTTGTTAATTTTGTCAATTTCGTCGTTAATAGACTTTAGCAAGTCGCCCTCTCCTGATAGAGCGCTCGACATTGCTTTTGCTCCCTTAGTTGCTCCTTTTTGAAAGGCGTCAGCTACTACTTTAGCTAGACCAGCACCAAGGTCTGTAAAATCAACTTGATCAGCGTTTATTTTTGCTTTCTTGCTCACCTAATTACTTTATGAATTTAGCCCATTTACTCTTAGATGCGTCAAACGCAAGGAGTTTTGCAAACTTGTCTGGATCTCTTTTTACCATCTCCTTAGCTTTACGCAAAAACTCATCCTCTCTCATTCCAAATTTTTTATGCAGAGCTCTGAAGTCTGGGCTGTTCATTAAGCGAGCGTATTGATAGTCTGCTTTATGATTCAGCGCATTAACTACGAAAGTCTCTGCCTTATCGATTAGCCAGTTGACAATTCCCTCTTCGATGAGATGGTCTTGAATCTCTTCTCGTATTATTCTATGCAAATCGGATTTTTTCATGCAAAATGACTTTACTATAAATATCAATTAAAAAGAAAAGCCAGTACTATACCGGCTTATCTTCCTCTTTTAGCTTTGTTAGCAGCTGCTTGCTCTGCTTCGTTTTGTTTTTTGAGATAGTCTGTTAACTTAGTGTAATAGTACCTTCTCTGGAACACTGGCATATGGTACAACTCAGTGTAAGTGAATCCCATTTTGCCAAAATACATCAGATCAAAGATCTGGTCGTAGATTAGGGGCCGATAATCAGACCCCAGGCCAAAAAAACTGCACCGTGATGGGCATAGCCATCTTTGGTACCTCATGTCCGCAGTTACCGCACTCATAGTGGAATGTGGTGTCGATGTCTGGAGTTATGGACTTCATGTACTCTCGAAGAGCTAGGCTATCACGAGAGAGCATGTTCTGTGAGAACTTGTGAATCTCAGCTTTATCCTCATTTCCATCAATGGCAACAATCATTTGACGTAGACGTGTTGTTAACTCTGGATCAACTCCAGTCATCTTAGAAACTTTCTTAGCTGCTTTAAGGTTTTCTGTGATTTGCTTATCATCTCCGTGAGTCAAGAACTTCAAGGTTAAAACCTTCTTAGTTACCGGTAAGGTAAATTCAAAGGTAGTCTTACCCTTCTCAAACTGACTCCAGTCAATTTGCTTCTCTTCAAAGCTAGATAAATCAACGTGATCGCTTTGCTTAGACTCGCATGCAGGGCATGTTACGTCTACTGGATAATCATTTCCGTATGCTAATACACGAGCTGCAATGAAAATTGCATTTTTGTCTACCAGAAGCAAATCATCGTACTTAACCTTAGTAACAATCAACGATTGCAACAGCTTGTCAATAACGACTCCTTGTTTGATTAAAGTTTGAGAAGAAAGGATATCCTCTTCCTTAGCTGTCATGTACTTGATCTCAATCTTTCCTTCTGCTAGTGGATGTCCTGCTGGATAAAAGTATCCTCTGGATGGTAAATCAATGATCTCTGTTGGACCATCGTATTTTGTATTGATTTCGGTAACGTAGTCTTGAGTGAATTGGGCCTTTAGGTCCTCGTCTGTAACTACTGGTCTGCTTGGGTAAGCATCGTTTACAACTTTGTTGCTCATGTTAATAACTGTTTATATATAAGTATACGCAATAAAAAAAGTAAAGCCAACATCTCTGCTGGCTTTACATGATAATATTTTCTACTATTAGTACTCTAGTACGCAGTAGTCTACCGCTAAGGTCAATTGAATCTCAACTTGAGTCTCAGTAGACCAGTCTAAATCACCAAACTGAGCAGTCTTGATGTAGGCACCTTTAACTTTCCAGTTCTCGATCTTATCTCCAACAGGACCCAATACGAAGATATCAAAGTCCTTCTTGTAGAAGTCTGCATATCCATCACGACCAGTTACTGATTCGTGTTGAGTACGTACCCACTCCATTACAGCTTGGGCACCTGATGGTACGATTGGATCGTAAAGTGTCATTGTGATATCTCCCCACTTACATTTTCCTTTTACTTTACGGATAATGTTAATGTGGTCCAATACTACTTCTCCACATTCAATTTGTGGACGGGATACCTTCTTCATAATGAAAGAAGGTATACCATCAACTTGTAGTATGAATCTGTTCTGCACCTTAGGTTCGTAAGGTGTGTAGAACATTTTGTCGTTTTCTATTAGGTTTGCCATTGTGCTTTATTTACTATAAGTATCGTTATTATGCGTTTTCAAAAGAAGCTCCAGTAGGTAAGATGTTGAAATCCAACACAATAAATTCTGCAGTCTTAGCTGGTTGTAGGTAGATTTGACCGTACATGATGTTTCTGTCGATTACATCTGGTGTGTTGTTAGTCTCGTCCATCACTACACGGAAGGCATATAATCCTTGACGTCCTTTTACTCTCTCTAAGTATGGGTTAACAATGTTCAAGAAACGTTGACGAGTTTCAGTAGTATTGTTTTCGAATACCAAGTAGCGAGTAGAGCTTGCGATAAACTTCTTCAAAGCAATCAATAGACGACGTACGTTTACACGATCCAATGCTGAAGATTTAACTTGTAGAGTCTTTTGACCCCATACACAGATTCCTTGTCCAGGGAATGTTGCAATTGGGTTGATCTTATTCTCATACAAGCTGTCACGATTAGCAAAGCTTAGTTTCAACTCTACGTCTACAGCTTCAGTGATTCCTCCACGATTTAGACCTGCAGGTGCGAACCATTCAAACGCTACGTTATCATTGTAAGCGTAGATATTTGGTAGTACAACACTTGGTGGTACCCATACTGGCTTGTTCTTGTCGGTATCGATGATCTTAACCCATGGCCAGTAAGTTCCAACATATGAGCTATCAATTCCTGAGCTTGCTACTGCTGCGATTGCGCTAGCTGCTGATCCTCCTTGGATTACTGGGTCTGCAATGTAGAAAGCATCTCCTCTAGATTCAACTGTATCAATTGCTTTATTAACAACGCTTGAGTGGTTTGCTATAGTTACACCAGGTGTTACTAGTAGGTTCATATCATACTCGTCTTGGTTTGATAGAATTGTCAATGCTTTTGAATAAGCTCTAGATCCCTTTGCGCTAGCTGTGCTACAATCCAAACCTTGGGTGTTGGTTGATACGATAGAGCTTCCCATTAACTTCTTCTTACCAGCATCATCACCATCGAATCCATCTTGGAATGGTACGCTAAACTTCAATACATTAGAAATATCCAATCCTGTTAAAGTTGATCCTGAGATAGACGCTCCTGCAGTAAATGTGCCGGATGCACTTGGGTGTATAAAGCAGTTGTCTAGGTTAAACACTACGTTTGCTCCTACACCTGCACTACTTGGGAGTGGTTTAGCGTAGTTGTTGTTATCTGTGCTAGCAAAGTTCCAACCATAATAAGCTCTCTTGCTATACTCTCCGTTGATTACAACGTTTTGAGTGATATAGCTTGCAGATGGTAAAGTGTAGGTAGCGTGTTGGAATGGCTGCTTAACTGCTGCAAATCCTTTTGGGTAGTATGTGATTGGTGTTCCACCAGCCTTAACATCACTATCAACATCCACACGAACATACTTACTTACGTTATTGTAGTCACCGGTAATTGTTATTGCATCTCCAGCACTGTTAACTTGATAGTACTTATCTCCAATTCGACGAGCAATAAAGTCAGGTGAGTTTGGATCTAAGTTTACATTGCTATAAGACTCAAGAACAACTGGACGTTGGTCTGTGTCATTATACTCACGAACCAATACTGTGAAGGTTCCGTACGCTGTTGAAGTTGGTAATGTTTGGTTAACAATGCTAACTTTGTAAGAAGTATTTGTGTCAGTTCCATGTGCCAATGTCACAAAGCGGAACAGGTTTGCTGGGTTTTGACCAGAAAGATTCTGTGAAGTAATCCATGGAGTTGTTGCACCTCGATAAGCTCCATCAGTTGATCCTGACAAGTTTAAGCTTGTTGCTACGGATGCTGAGATTGTTGCTCCTGCAACGTTGTAGTTTGATGTTAAGAAATCAGAGAACCAAATGTAAGTGTAAGCCTCTTTATTTGACTTAATGCTGGTTCCAAGTACCTTGTCTAAGCTATCTGCTGCTGTTGGAACTGCCGATGCACTTACTGTGAAGCTAGTTACACCACCTCCTACAAAAGTCATCTTCATAGATCCGCTAGCACTACCGCTTCCAGCTACACCAGCTGATGATGTGATGGTTGATCCAGTCAAGTTAACTCCATCGATACCAGCACCGCTATTTGCTTTTTGGCTTGGGATTGCAACACCAACTACATTAAATCCAGTTCCTGATGCAGAGTGGATAAGAGCAAATGCTCCGTTTACATTATATCCGCCTTCTTGTAGAATACGAACTACAGTAACAGCACTTGCGTTCTTCAAGTAACTCTTAACTGCGTATGGTACATAAGTCTCTTCGCTCAATCCGCCAAACTTAGCAGTAAAGTCATCGAAGCTTGTTACTACTGTTGGTACAAAGGCAGGACCTTTTGTTGTAGGACCAACGATAGCTGCTCCAATGGCAGCAATTCCCGCTGGTAAAAATGATAAGTCTTTCTCTGTGGTAAAGACTCCTGGGCTAACTATTTTTTCGGCCATCGTTATATTAGTTGTTTAATTTACATATAAATAGTACAACGTAACCCGAAAACCCTAAGAATCTAGATTAAGATAGTGGAGTAAACATTCCGCTTTCTAAGTCAATCTCTCCTTTGCCGTACTTAGTCTCTAAGGCTCTAGCAAGCTCTTTTTCTTTCCCATTTACATCGCTAATGCGTTCAGTTAGTAGCTTTTCTTCCATTTGCAAAGCTTCTAGCTGGCTTTGTGCACTTGCTAATGCTAGTTTGATTTGCACCAACTCTAATCCAATAGTTTGATAGTTTGCTTGTGTTTGACGGATCTCTTGGATTTCCTCTTCTGTAAACTTAATTTGTTCTGACATATTAGTAACTTTGTTTTATATAAGTATACGGCTTTTTTGCAAAAAAACAAGCTCTATTTAACTACACCTCCAGCAGCTGCTACTCCGTATGTTCGAGTTGTGTATGCACACACGTCTCTTACCTTTGTTGTCATGTTTCCTGTTGCATTTGCAATGTCGTTTGCAAGCTGTAGTCTTATTCTAATAATACTTCCTTCGTAGGAGCTAATGGTAAAGTTAGCTCCATCTCTACCAATTGTACTATTTGGCACTTCCCACGCAGATCCGCTGTTATTAGCAGAAATTGAAATTGTGTGCGTACTAGTGCTACCCGATGTCCAAGCGTTGTAGTATGCAGCCGATGTAGTAGATGATCCTGACTGCGCAGCTGATAGATAAGCTAATTGCCACCTTAGTCGTGATACTGCGCTATAAGTTGCCGAATGTGTTAACCAATTCCATCCTATAAGTAGATTTGTTTCTCCTGGCAGCACGTTAAACGACCATTCAGCTAAGTCTGTGTAGTTGGTGGTCTCGTCGCTGGTACTAGTTCTCGCATACTCTGTGGCATCGGCAATAACCTGCCTTCCAATGTTTCTAAAATCAGCAACGCCCTCTTCAGTGTCCATTAGAGTGTAGGTGGTGCCACTTATCCTACGCCTTAGTAGTACACTTGAACCTGATATGGCGCCAGTAGTTCCGTTGATATCGATTGCTGGTATGCTTGTGGCTGGTAGGTTTGTTGTTGAGTATAGTCTATTACTATCTAGGTTAAATCCACCTATCCTCCCCCCATCCAATAGTATATTCGATCCTGTAATTTGGCCATTGCTTCTTAGTATCAAATCATCGTTTGATGATGATATTGCAGTAGAAGTTATTGCAAATCCTCCAATAGTACCCGCAGTAGCAGAAACTGTACCTGCCATGGTAACGTTGCCCGCAGTGTCTAAATGGAAGTTACTAGATGATATTCTAATAGTTCCGTTTGATCCGGAAATGTATTGGTTGGTGCCTCCAAGGAAAAACGATGGAGTAAGCACTCTTGTTGTAGATCCAGACACCAACAAGTTAGTACCATCCCACGATAAGGCACTTTTAAGCGAGAATTGTCCGCTACTATCTAGGTAAAATCCTGTATTACTGTTGTTAAAAGTGCCGGTTCCGGTAAATAGTTTACTAGACTGCATACTGATGCCACCTATACTACCGGTATTAGCAACTATACCTCCTTGCAAAAACACGTTATCAGTTGCCAATCCAAACCCAGGATTACTGTTACCAAACACGTAGCTGCTATTTGCAAGGCCTGATAAGTCTCCTAATCGAGCCTTTAGTGCTACGTCGTAAATACCACTGCCCGTTCTTTCAACAATATCAATATATGGAGTTGCTTGGTCACTTGGACTAGCATTTATTCGTATAAACCCAGTTCCTAATTTACCAGTCGATACAATTACTTGAGATCCTGAGTAGGTCTGACCGGCTCCTGGGGTTTCTCCCAACGAGCCAGAGTTGCCTGTTGTACCACTACCGTATCCTCTCGTTACATATATACGACCACTAAAATCGGTATCACTACTAGGATTAGCACGCGATGCTGAGTTGATTCTCATATACTCAGTACCAAACCCTGTGCCAGAAAACTTCTTTGCAGTAATGATCTCCCCATTCTCAAATCCAGTAACGTTTTCAACCGACATAGTTGTCTGAGTAGCTGTGTATTGACCATTGGTACTTGCACCGGCCTCTCCTGATCCTGTTAGTATTGTGGAATTTGCTACGTATAGTTGCCCACCTACAGCATTAACTGATTGCTTTTCAAACACAGCTGTCGATAGTGTTCCTCTTACTTTTACGTTTTCAAACTCAGCAAATCCATTTCCGGCTGATGAGATTTTCCATCCGGTTAAGTCCGATGCATAGTTTGCTGTTTGTAGATTACCAGCACTATCAATAATCAAATTACTTGAGGATAGGTAAGTGGATCCAATTGACCAACCTCCTATAGTACCTGCTTGTGCTGTAATAGTACCAGCCATAGTAACATTACCTGACGTATCTAAGTGAAAGTTACTGGATGATATTCTTAATAGACCACCAGATCCGGAAATGTATTGGTTGGTGCCTCCCAAAAAGAAGCTTGGTGTTAATATTCTAGCAGATGATCCTGATACTGTTAAATTAGATCCATCAAACTTAAATGCATCACCTATACGAATTGATCTACCAGATATATCTACATTTGGACTTGATAACGAAAATCCGCCACGAGTAAAAGTTAAACGACTTCCAGAATTGTCTATAAGACCAAAACTACCTCCGCCTTTTAAATCAAACGCTCCAGGTGTTGTAGAATCGTATGCAGCAACAGAATAAAATTCCATTGTCGATGCTGTTGGCAATGTCCATATAGCTGGGTATAAGCTTGCTGAGTTACTGGAGCCGATGGTACCGGTTTTGTATGCAGTCGTGTAGTCTTCATTTTTGTAAACTTCGTACTGTATACCAGATGATTGTGGTTTCATTACCAGCTTGAACGTATCACCTACTGCAGCCGCAAATCCGGAAACTGCTCCACGACTTGTTGCGCCTTCGTATATAGACATTCCCGTATTTGAAAAATAAAAAGCGTGCACGTTACCGGCGTAGTTGGTAGTTCCTGCATCTTCGGTAACGCCTAGCATCATTCTAGGTAGTGTTTCTGTACCGCCAGTTTGTAGTACTTTTGTATGAAACTCAAACACCGGTGAGTTGGCTCGTTGAAATGCTTTTTTACCTACAATAGCATAATCCCAGGCTCCATTCCCATTTTCCAAACGAAGAGCTCCACTTACTATTCTAGCCTTCTCTCCAGCGTCGCTGCTATTATTATACCATAACGTAGAGTCTAACTCTGTACCGTTAAACGTATCTAAAAATGCAATACCGCCGTTTAAAGCACCTGCTACTCCATTTATATTAATGCTACCAAATTTACCAATACCAGAACCAGTAAAAGCAATTTCAGCAGCATCGTATGTTGTATCGCCTAGGAATATTTGTTGATTGGTAGCGTTTAGTGTTACGTTTCCTGAGCTTAGTTTGTTACCATCTATGGACCATCCGCCAATTTTACCGCCATCGAATAAAACACTCGATCCGGTTATCTGTCCATTACTTCTAAGTACTAGCTGGTTGTTTGATGATGATATTGCGGCTGGTGTTAGTCCGAATCCAGCAATCTCGTTGGTGGTTCCTAGACTTACAACCCTATTATTTGATGAGTATATTTCTATATTAGTTCCTGTAAATTGCAGACGAGAACCTCCTGCTAAACCTACACGGAAGTTATTAGTAGCTTGATCGTCAAAGTAAAAGCCATTTCCAGTAGTAAAGTTTGTAGCTGTTCTTATCTTACCGGTAGAGTCTAATACAACATTACCCCCAGTTAGCGTAGTACTTCCAATTGTCCAACCTCCTATAAAACCAGCTGTTGCTGTGATAGTTCCTGCTAATAACGCATTGCTTGCCGATATATCTCCGTTTGCTTTTACGTTGAAGTTGGATGATGATATGAAAAATTCATTACCAACGGCTCCTCCGTTTATTAAAAAACTAGGTATGGATGTTTTGGTTAATTCATCTAATACGATGGAAGGACCTTGTAGTGATCCTGTGCTTACGTTAAACCCTGCTAACGGATTATTTGGTACGAATATTGCCATTGTCTATAAATAGTTAAACATCAACAAACTAAAGCGGTTAATCCAGCTGCTTGTAATACACTACAGATCCTTTTTTTGCGGTGATTGCTGAGTTTGCTACTTCAGATGCAAACCTTCCAATTAACGTACCACTGGCTGATGGCGTTACAAATCCCTCTATATTGGCAACTCCTCCAATTGTTGCAGATGCTGCAGGGGATGTGGTGCTTGCTGCTGCTGGAAGGTCATAGGATGTTAGTCCTAAATAGGTGTTGACTGAGTTGGTGGCGTTAGGAAATCGAGTCCAGTAGTTTAAGTAAGTTGCTGCAGGTCCGTTTATGGAGAATCTGGCTCCGGTAGTTGTCGCAACTGATGTGTAAGCTATTGTAAAGCTAAAGTAGTATGTTTTTCCAGATGTAACAGAAAAACTTAATCCCGTTATATCTGCTATTGTATTCGCTACTGCGTTGTTATTTACAACGTCATTGGCTAGTATTGTTGTGCTAAAGCTTGAATTAAAGTCTAAGCTCGGATAGTATGCTTGTTTTTTTAACGATCCAAACCTATCGGACGTTTTAAAGCCAGCACCTTCTTGATATTCTAAAATCTCTCCAAAAGCTAAAGGAACCACAGCTAATTCATACGTGGTACCATTGTCGTTGAATAGGATTGTTACGGTAGCAGCTGCAGTATCTGAGTTGTAAATGCTGATACGTTCTATAAGTCGTTGTGTTGAGGAAGCAGAGCTTCCTACTAAATCAACTGCTGTGGTATTATTCGTCAACACAACACTCCTTCCAGGTGTTATACTTGATGTTGTTGTGTCTCGATACGATGCATAGCATTGAAGTTGGTTTGCAGTAACAGTACCGCTTAATTTAACTTGTATCTTATCTGTCGTCTGTGTTAGTGTTATCATAACTTAGTAAACTTCATTATAGATTAAAAAAGATCCTGCTTTTAGTGTGACGTATGCTGGGGACGCTACTTCTGCTGCAAAGGAGATGTCGATGAAATCATTGTCTTCTGCAAAAATGACTCCCTCTATAAAAACTTCATTTCCAGACGTTGCTGGTGATGTTGCGTTAGCTGTTGTTGGTGTTGTTGGTAGAGATACTGCGTTTGTCACCGTAAAACCGGTAGTAGTTAGCGATTGCCATATTTGGACACATAATAGCGTTGACCAAGTGGGAAAATTGACATTCCACTTAGTTCCTGTTGTAGTAGCATCCACGTCAAAAAACAAAAGATACTTAAAGTGGTAGCACTTTCCTGCTTTTGTTGGAAATCCAAACCCATAAGCTTTTTTAGGCATTGTTGCGTAGCTCTGTATTGTAATGTCGTCAGGAAGAGCTAACGTACTAAATCCAGAAGCAGCTAGCTGTGATGGTTGGTAGTTAAACACACCTCTTGTACTGCCAACGTTGGTAATTACTCTAAATCCTTCCTTGTCAACATACTCTAATTTATCACCAACTTCTAAAATACAGCTATGCAGTGTGTAATATGTTCCATTGTCCGAGAACCTTACTGTTACTCTCGCTCCGTTGGTATCTGAGTTATGTACGCTCAGGTATTCCACTAGTCGTTGTGTTGAGGAAGCAGGGCTTCCTACTAAATCAACTGCTGTAGTATTGTTTGTTAATGTTACGTTTCTACTTGGTGCGATTGATGTTGTGGTAGTGTCTCTATATATAGAGGCACATATAAGTTGTGCTGTCGTAACCGATCCGTCTAAAAGAACCTGTATCTTATCTGTAGTACTATTTAACGTTATCATACTATTGAGAGTTTGCTATTAAATACTCCTCGTCGCAACATATTCCTAATCCCTGGTCGTTTATTAGATGATAGAGTCCATCTTCTATGAGCCATATCGTAAATTCTGAGTTATTTATTTGCAACTTATCGCCTATGTTATACATGATTGTGTTAATTTAATTCACTATAAAATACTACCGCTCCTTTTTTGACCACTATAGTGTTAGCGACCTCGCCACCACATCTACCGGTTAACGTACCATCCGCTGTTATGTGTACTATGCCCTCAAGCTTAGCAATACCAGCTAACGTAGTATTACCGAATACGGTAGATGGTAAATCGTATGCTGGTATTCCATTGTTGTACGTTACTGCTGTAGTTGATGAGGGATAGATTGAGTAATAAGCTACATAACTTGAACTAGGACCATTTATTGAAAACTTTACTCCTTGGAAGGTTTGTGGTGATGAGTATGGCATTATGAAGTTAAAGTAATACCTTCTGTTTGCTTTAACGGCAAAATTCAAGTCTGTAATGTCTACGTAGCTTGTTGAGCTTATTGTTTGGTCTGTTGACACGTAAGCATATTGCAAATTGCTTGTAATATTTGCTCCTGTCTGATTTGGAACCTCTCTTATGGCACCATCAGAAGCCAAAACTCTAAATCCACTACCTTGTTGATACTCTAATCTATCTCCAGGTTGTAGAGTTGTTTTTAAAAGCGTATAAAGCGTTGTTGAAATATACAAACTCAAAGTTACTGTAGCGTTTGCTGTATCCTTATTATACACACTTATATACTCTACAACCCTCTGTGTTGAAGATGCTGGGCTTCCTACCAACTCGGCTGCCGTAGTGTTGTTTGTAGCTATTGCTTTTCTCCCAGGCGTTATGCTTGTTGTGGTTGTATCACGATAACAAGCGTAGCATTGCAGCTGCGTTGTGGTAACGCTAGAATCCAGAACTACTTGTATTTGATCTGATGTTGTTGATAGTATAATCATAACTTTATGAACCTAAAAATGCTATCATTTGCGTTTGTTGAAATGTCAATCCTCCACCTCCACCTCCTGGACTTGATAGAGCGTATGATGCTGTTACAGCCCAACTAGCTGTTCCATATAAACCAGAGCTAGCTGTTATAGGACCACCAACCGTTAAGGTGTTTGTGAGTGTGTTATATGTTATTCCATTATGGTCGTAGTATATTGGCGAGTCTACTTGAGATCCACCTGATCCTGGGTCTAGTAGCGCTACTCGATGTGTTCCATTGCCACTGCTACCACTACCAGCTTGTGATTGCGATACTGTTAATGCTAACGACGCTGTTGCTGCAGTACTTGATCCTCCTCCGGATCCAAAGCCACTTGCAGCAGCTGATGCTGAGATGAACGTTGGATCAATGTAGCTAGCAGTTGCAGCTGTTATCTCTAATCCATTTATTTGCGTTATGTTGCTCATATTCTATACCAATCGTTTGAAGGTCTAAGTTTCAGTATCCATTGACCAGGTGTACCTGCGTTGTCGTAGTAGCAATGTCCTATCACTCTTACGTACCCCGATGTTGGAATGGTTGTTGATAGGTCTCCAGCACTAGTACCCTCTCTAATATAGACAGGCAATCCATAGTTAGCTCCTTGTATATTATCCAAAACAACGTCTCCCTCTAGTACGACCTCTTTACCAGCTACTGCAATTCCTAGCATTTTTGTAGAGGTGTCTGTCGTTTGATCAACGTCGTACCATTTACCATCAGTCTCCAAATAACATAGCTGGCCGGTCGTGATTGGGCCTCCTCCTGCGATATTGTGTCCAGAGTATTGCAACGGCGCTGCTGATAGCTCTTCTTGTCTGTCAAGATCGGTAATCTGCTGATGGTACTTGTAAGAGGCATTGAAAGCTCTGTCTACTGACCAATCCAAAGCAATACTACCCCACACATCGTACAGCTGCTTACTAAACCAATCGACAACTGCGATGTCGCTGCCGTCAATTAGATATCGATTTATCCAATCGATTGATCTTGTGTCGGGGTGTCCTATAGTTCCAGTTTCCCAGTTGATTGCATTAACTCCGCTGCTATTTTTTAGAACGTATTGCGTGGTGTCTATGCTACTTGTAGTAACGTGACCGCGAATTGATCCAGTAAATGAGGTAGCTGTAAAGCTTCCTGTGGCTATATGGATAGAAGCGCTGCTGTATATTCGCGAGTTGTCTAAATGATCTCCTCCATCTGATCTTGGAATAAACCACTTTGTTAAGCTAGGCTCATCTCCTAAAGAACCGGTGTTGCGAGGACCTGAAAGAAGCATACCACCGGAATACATCGATCCTGATGCATTTTGGTAAATCCAATGGTTGTTTAAAGAGTCCCAGGCAAGACTTGCAGTTGCTTGGTGCGATAATGATCCTGAATCATAAACCTTCAACCCTCCAAACCTCTCAGCAGGCTCACCAATGTTGACTGATATAAAATTAGTCCCTACATCTAGTTGAGATGCTGTTATGTAGTTGTATGAGGCTGTTCCAATCACATTCAAGTTACCAACAATGGTTACATCTTGATTAAGCTGAGTCACGTTGCTGGCTGTCTGAGCGTTGATGGCCCAACTAGCTGTTCCGTATATTGAGCCTGACACTAATGCAATAGTTCCCGATTGATCAGGTAGATTGTAGCTACGATTTCCAGTTAATAGTGCATTTTGCAAAGAAGCATAGTTACCAGACGCATCGTAAAGTGTTATATTATCCTGCTGTATAGTAAGAAGCGGTTGAGCAGTTGCAGTGCTGATAACTACCCCTCCGTCAGTGCCTTCGATTTTCGTGTATCCTGAGTTTGCTCCGTCGTACACGCCTATGCTATTGACGCTTATATCATGTGATGATGTGGTATCGTTATCTGTTATAGTCTGCAAAGTAGCGCTTGTGTAGGATGACGTTAACGAGTACGAACTACTTAGTACGCTCATTGAACTTGTACTAGAAGTTAGTACGTAGGGGCTAAGCATTGACGCCGTTGCACTACTCAATACGTATGGAGCTAACATAGATCCAGTAGCACTATTCAACACATAGCTAGAAGTAGCGGATGTTAAATTATCTACTTGACTTTGTATTGAGCTAGTGAATGAGTTGAATGATGCAGTGCCTACTAATGCTGATGTGTCTACGGTAGGAACGTTTAGAGCATACGACGCAGTTAAGGCATATGAGCTACTTAATACCGACATTGAACTAGTAGCACTATTTAGCACGTAGCTTGAAGTTGCAGAAGTTAAATTATTTACTTGAGTTTGAATGGATGAGGTAAATGCTAATACCGAAGCACTGAAATCGTTTAATGGTCCTAGATAGGTCGTAACGTCTCCTATGTTTGTTACAAAAGCTGTTGATGAAGTGGTGTAGAGTTGTCCAGTTGCTGGGTCTAAGATGACTACCGAGCTTGCAATGTTTGTGTCGTCTATCGCAACTCCTGTCAATCGAACTCCTTGTGGAAATACAGCGTTACTATCAACTAACTCAAGTACAGGCACCTGCGTCTGATCAAATAGTTGTCGAGCCTGAAAGTCGAATGCTTCGAATCCTGCGTCGTCAATTAAACGACGTGTTCCCCAATCTACACTTGCCAGTCCGCTATTATCGTAGAGCTGTCTAGTCGTTTGGTTTGACTGTATAGATACTACACTCGACTCGTCGTACACCAACTGCCCTCCAGCAAAGGTGTTTCCTCCGTTTAGCAGTGCATAGTTAGATAAGTCTGGGTTGATGGGGGTGAAAGCACTTGAGGCTGTATAGTAAAGCTGTCCAGTTCCTGGGTTTATCGATACTAAATAACTCTGATTAGAGTCTTGGAGGTTAGTTAGATAGACATCTCCTGCTGTGCTAAGTTCGTTGCTAATCGACACGTTTCTGAGAGCAGAAGTTCCAGCTACTTGCTCCAATCCTCCTGATATATAAACGCTACCGGTAAATTGGTGTGTATCTAAACTACTTGATCCAAATATATTTGAGCCGGTGGCGTGGTAAATCTCAATAATTGTAGTTGTTGATTGCGTAACAAAGGTCTGGGCTGTGAATGTTCCAGAGGTGTAGATGTTGGGCATCTCAATAGCACCTGCTGGATTAGCTGATATCTTTGCTAGTTCGTTTCCTAAGTCGTCTACAAAGTGGATAGACGAAGAACGAACCCAAATTCTATTCCATGCTGCTGTGGGAGATCCTAGCTCAAAAGAAGACGTTAGCGTCGCATCAGCGTTTGGTATAATTGATCCACTAATGTAGATTGATCCAGAAATGGTTACAGTCTTATTTGCAAAGTCTCCTCCTATCAACGGATTACCCGATCCAGAGGCTATAAACAAACGATCGGTGATTACAGTGTTTGATGACGGTCCAGCTCCTGGTCCTATTACAACACTACCACGAGAAAGAGTTGCAATACTTCTACCAGCATTTGCGCCAACTGCAACTACGTTTGTGAGTATCTTTATAGATGCTCCGGAAGGATTGTTTGTACCATTAGCTCCTAGTATTGTGTTGTTGCTTCCGGAGAGATACTGACCAGCTGTAAGTCCTATAGCTACGTTGTTTTCTATTATCGAGCTAACTGGACTATTCTTCATGGCTTGGTGTCCAATTGCCACGTTACCGCTTCCAGAGGTATGTGCGTTTAGCGATTCTACTCCAATTGAAATGTTGCCTGAGCCTGATACGTGTAGGGTCATCGAGCTTTCTCCAATTGCAATATTGTCTACAGATACGTTAAGTGTACTACTTGCTCGTAAAGCCGAAGCTCCGATTGCAATCGTTCTAGTGTTCACACCTAGAAAGGCAGGGTCGTAAAATAACGCTCTAGCAGCACTATTTCCTATTGCAATAGTACCATTGCCATATCTGTTAGTAGTACCGGCATCGTAGCCCATATAAAAGTTACTGGTACCATTTACAAGCGCCTGTGATGCTCTATATCCTAGAGCGACGTTGTATGATCCCGTGGCTAGTTCTAATAGGGCTTCTGTACCGATGGCGGTGTTACCTGCTCCATTATGACCTTGGCCCATAGCACGATATCCCATAGCAAAGTTATACTGACCAGTTATGCTTCTGGGAGGTAACACGTTATCTCCCGCTAAAGCAAGAGCTCCTATTGCAACATTACCTCTGTTGCCAGTTGAAGATCCGGCTCCACGTTCTCCCGCTGCACCACCTATAAGCACACTTCGATCGCCAACAAAAGTCCTTCCTGCTCCTACACCAAGTAGTGTATTATTAGATCCAGTTAAGTACAATCCAGCCTCAAATCCAACAGCTAAGCAGCTTGCCCAGCTTGTTGCATACCTCATTGCTGAGTATCCGACTACTGTGTTTGATGCACCTGTGCCATTTTGTAGCGCGTAACTTCCTATAGCTACTCCGTTGTAGCCGGTGTTTCCAGAGTTGGCCATAGCAGATATTCCTATAGCCACATTGTCTGACTGATTACCTCCTTGAAGTGATCCGGATCCAATCCCTATGTTACGCACACCACTACTTACGGTGAGAAGCGCACCAAGGCCTATCGATATGTTTGTAGTCGTGTTTTTTATTGGACTTATTGTAAGCCCGTTAATAGTTGGGGTAGAGCTAGAAACTACTAAAGATCCGGTAATTACAGCACTTCCAGAGAATGGAAAAGTTCCTCCACCGCCTCCTCCTGTGCTTGTAATGGTTACAGCTCCTAGTCCATTTGTTGGCGATAAGGATATTCCACTACCGGCTAGTATCCGCGTAACACCTCCATTAGCTGCATAGGATGCTGTCGTAGCAAAGCTGCTAGTTAGGTTTTGAACTGTCGTTGTGTTTATCCTCGCATATCTAGCATCTGCTGCTGTTTGATCTAGCGGTGCTATTTGATACCATACTCCAACAGAGCCGGAATCGTAGACGTATGAGGTTCCATTCTTTTCGGGAGCAGCGTCTCCAGACACAATCCAAACAGTACCTTCGGCCAATCCACCAGTTGCATACGAGGCAAGTGATGCAGAAGTTCCTGTCAACACTGCTGCTAAGGACACAGATACATTGCCACTTCCATCAGGCAAGTTTCCATTTACGCTACGTAAGTTAGCCGATATAGTCATTCCGGAAACAGTAATACCGTCTCCTTGATTAATTGTCACATAGCTAGCTGATTCAGCTTGTTGTACGTAAGATGCTGTTGTTGCTGTTCCTTCAAGGGACCCAGAAAATGATCCAGTAAATTGTAAATTTACAAAAGACCCAGTTCCATCAGTAATGATGAGACCATCAGTCTGTAAGACCCGTTGATAACTGTCTTCAATATTTTGACCTGTGAAATCTAGAGGTCCTGCCATAACCTAAATTACTTTGGTAGATTTTTCAATATACCTTCAATTATTTGTGAAGTTTGATTTTCGTTTATAGCGCATCTACGAGTATATACAGCCATGATATTATTCAATCTATCTTTCTTAATCTTTAGATTGCTTAGCTTTATATCCTCTCGCACTAATAACTTCACTATACGCACAATATGCTCTTGAACCGACAGTGGTACGCGTTTATTTTTGATTGGTTGTTTGTTTTCTTTTACTTGACCCTTTACAGAGGTCACTTTTACTGCAGGAGTTGCACTTTCAACTATCTTAGTTGCTGCTTGTGATTTGATCTCCACTGTTACCTTCTTAGCTGCTTGCACTGCAAACTCAGAAGTCCATGGAACAAAGTACGTGTCTTCTGCTATAATTTCCAGTTTGAGAGTTCCTTTTGTGTTTTCACCCAATAGGCCTCTTAGTTTCTTAATAGGAATTTTACACTTTCCTTCCGAGGTGATCTCTCCATTAAATAGAAGATTAACATCCTCAGACTCTATTACAATTCTCGCTACGCTATTCTTTAAGGAAGCTCCTTCTAGCTTAACATCGCATTCAAAAAGTTCTACTTTGTCTGTAAATAGTTTGTACATTATATCAGAATTTTTACGCTACTCATTACCTCATTAACAACCAACTCCACGTCTGATATAACTATCTTGAAGTTCTTGATTTCCTTCTGTTCTTCGTGTTCTACACCTTTTACTTTACATAGGAGTTTAATAAACCGCTTTTTCTTTTCCTTATCCTTGAGAACCTTTTGTACTTCTTTGTATACACCAGCTGTTCCATGCCCTCCTAATGCTGCTGCTAGCTCTTCTACTAAAGCACAATCTTCCCATAGGTAAGGATTGTTGTTCCAAGCAAAGTTGGCATTGTTCCAGGTAAAGGGTATTCTTGTTGCCATTATGCTACTTGGGTAACTGTTAAAATTATAGAGGGTACTGCTGGACGTACTGGGTCAGTGCGTGTGGATATAGATGAGATGTTTATGTTAGGATCTGTAGTGCTCCATACCAACTCACAGTACTGACTTGCGGACATTGGGAATACAAAGTTCCATGCAGCTACTACAGCAGCTTGGCTAGCATTGCCATTTAATGATACGTCAGTACAGCTATTTGCAACATCACTTCCAGTAACTCGTAACCATATAGAAACATCAGCATGTCCTGAGCTAGCTACTCTATTTAATTGTGCTGAGAATTGTAGATTATATAGTCCTGTGTGATCAATCGTAATTCTAGATTGTGATACTATGTTAATACCATAACCAACAACATCGTTAGTGTTAAATGTCATTGGATAAGCCGTATTAGCTGATCCTGATTGAGATGTTGTGTCTGAGAATGCTCCGTAGTTAAACAGCTTATTCCCCCAATGATAAAATGAAGATGAATAAACTACATTAACATTGCCGTCAAAGTTGATGTTTCCTAAAAAGTTACTTGATCCAGTAACAGTGAATGAGCTGTTATGGAAGTTTGAGGACCCACTTACCTCTATACTACCACTTAATACCGTATTTCCAATTAGAGTATTGTTGCCCGTTTGTAAGGTAGAGCCTGATACGCTAAATGATCCAGTTAGTGTAGTGGAGCCTATTAGCGTATTTGATCCAGTTGTAAACAAACTTCCAGTAACAATTTGATTACCTACAAACACATTACTTCCAGTAGTTGCATAGCTACCAGTTGCCTCTCTTAATTGCACTCCTCTTATTAAGCTCATTATATTGTAAATTTACCGATTGCAACTACCTCATCGCTAGTAGCTAGTGTGAATCCTAATTGCGCTATGTCGATTGTAAGCGTACAAGTATCGTTTCCGTTGTCTACGAAATCAGACACTGCAGCTGGTTCTATTAGTTGCCCATTAATAAAGTACGTAAACGATGTCTTGTCTGTTGCCGATAGTGGATGTGGTGCTTCTAAGAACGTCGCTGGGTTGAATACCACTGTGTTTGTGTTTGTTGGATTTGCACTTAATGCTCTGTTGGTTCCTATGTAGACTACCACTGAATTGTCTACTGTTGTAGTTACTCTATTTGGCGGTGGTGTCGCTGCTATTGCTTGTGCTGGTTGTTGTGATGTGGTTGTCGTTTCGAGAATTGCGTCACTTTCAATTTCCGTATTGATTTGCGCTATGCTAAGTGTATTATCTGCTAGCTTCTCGCTCAAATGTTTCACAGTAACGTCAGGTACAATATAACCAAATAAAGTAATTGTGAAGTTAGTTCTCACAATACGCTCATTATCTTGCAAAGCGTCTGTTGTGTTTGTAAAGCTATCAATCTTAGTTCTAAACTTAAAACGATCCTTCTCTCCCCAAAAGCTTCCCTCTGAGTACAATACTGCTTCCACTATCTCATTCATCTGATCAACAAAGTCTGTCCAAATGACTACTTCGTATGTAATGTCAACGTAATCAGCCATCACCGTATTAACATAACGCTTGAGTGGTGATCTATTTGTTAGTCTGCTAAATTGATCGTATCTATTTTCTTGATTGTACTTGATCTGCTGGGTGTAGTATACTTGTGGGTGATTGCCATCAACCTTACTACCCAACATTCTGTTTTTAGCTACTCCGGTTCTCTTGTAAGCAACTATTGGTGCTAGAATCTTTCCCTCTCTATCACGAAAATAACCATCCTCTTGAATGTTTTTCCATCTTTCAGGAGATCCGTATATCACCGGTACTGCTCGTCTTGACCCAAAGTCATCTATTGTTGGTCGAATTACCTCATCAAAGTAGTACTTGATTGTGTAATCTAAATCCTTTAAGCCAATAGTCAAACCTTTCAACCCATCATCCATCCGAACATCGTTGGCTCGATTGTAAGTTGGCGCATCTTGACCTGCAAGTATTTCTTTTTGGTTTGCGGATTTAGATTTAGTGCTCATGGTCTAGCTTTTTCTATTTGAAGTCGTGTAACTCGTGCATGGTGTCCTATAGCGACTATACTCAAACTTTCACCAAACTCAGACCCTACACTCTTTCCATAGTCGTTATCTTTACCTACAACAAATTGATTCTCATTGATTTGATCAATCTCGTAGTAAATTCCTCTAACCTCAACAATATCCCCTGCCTCTGGTATCAGATTAAGCTCTCTCAACTTTGGTTTTAGGAATTTGAAGGTCATTTGCTGCGTTACATCAGAACCAAATTGGTCATCTGCCACATAGGTCTGATCTCCTCTTTCTAGTAAGCAGGTAACTCGGACTGGTGCGTAGTAAGTTTTTCCAGCTGATGCTTCTCCGTAAAGATTCTTTGTCGTATCCTTTAGCGACAAGACGTAGTAATCTACCTCTTGCTGAATTACGTTGTCGATCAACTCACTATTTATCTTCTTGATAAAGCTAATATCCCTACTACTTCCAAATAATGCCATGTTACTTAATGTATATTGGTAAAGGTACTTTTCCTAATTGGTAATTCATAGCAGTTGCTACTGCTTGCTCTTGCTCAAACTGACCTTGTCTTGTCATTCCTTGAAGCAATTCCTTAAGCTCTGTCAGTAGGTTTGTCTTATCCTCTCTGCCTTGTGCAATCAAATCAGTTCCATTAAGCGTTACTTCGGCTCCTGGGATTGGAACTGTTGAGTATTTGCTTCGGATAACTCCTTGCAACTCCTTAGCACACGCCTGAGCATACTTGTATATCCATTGCTTTCCAATGTGGTTAATGTTAGTGTACTCTATTCTATTGTAAGGAACATTGCTAAGGTCTGTGATATAATTTGATCCACTCACTTTTACTGGGTTATTTCTATCCTCAACTACCACATACTCAAACCACATTCGAACTGCTACAGTTGGGATTGGAAACAGATTTAACTTGTTATTACGCAGTTCAAAAGTGTAAGATGACTTCCTTATCTGGTCGTTCATTTCTATCGCTTGTATACGCAGCAAATCCGCGTATAAAGGCATTACTAAGAAGTTTACTGCAGGTGAATACGATCCCCAACCAAAGCCATCCAGTAATTGCTGAGTTCCAGCTCCTGTTCCTACATACGGGTCAAAGTATCTTGAGATTGCTGGGGAGAAGTCGTGATACACACGCTTCACTTCAATTCTATTACCACTCTCACTCACATTTGCCCATAGTACATCTAGATCGTAGCTTTGTGATCCTGGTACCATGTCTATGTAGCCCTTCTTCCAATCTACATCTCCACCACTTCCAACCTCACTACCGTAGTTGTGCGCTAAGTCGATTATACGTCCTAGGTTTGGAGTAACTACGTTTCCTGTCAAGTTTGTTTGATTTGATGCACCAACTAAGGATAGCATATAATCCTTAGCATTGTACATATTAACTTGAGTAGAAAACTCTGTCACAGCCTCTTCTAAGCAAGCCCAGAAGTTACGATCTTGCATCTCTACCTCAAGGATAGGATATCCTAACTTAACTGCGCAGAATGTTGCAACACTATCTGCATCTGTCTTAAAAGTACTATCGTTATCGTAATAGCCAAATGGTGTTGGTCTAGAACCAGTAGACGGAGTATTGTAGTATGAAGCTGAAGCCAGTACAAAGGAACTTGAACCAGGCCAGATAGGTATATTTGCCATTCACTAAGTTTTCATATAAATATCACGTTAATCGCGATATTCATTGTAAACATTTAGGATAGGCTCTACGATTTCGTGTCTGTGGTTTGTCTTTAGCGTAATTACTGAGAATCCTGGGATGACTGTTAGTCTTTTTACTACAAAGTCAAATCCAGATTGCTTTTTATCTCTCAAGTCAATCTGTGCTACGTCTCCGCATAGGATCATTCTAGCTCCAGTGCATAAGCGACCTAAAAGAAGCTCCATTTGTCTGTGAGTGATATTTTGTGCTTCATCAACTACAACTAAGCAGTCTGATAAGTTTCTACCTCTCATAAACGCTAATGGAATCACTTCGATGTTACCTTCAGCAATGTGTTTATCGATAAGATCCTTTTTATACAGACGATACATATTGTCATATATTGCAGCAGTGTATGGAGCTAGTTTTGCATCCTTATCACCGGGCAAAAATCCAATTTCTTCACCTGAGGTGACTGCTGGCCTTGTTAGTACGATCTTTTGAATTTCTCTACGGAATAATAAATCTAATGCCACTTGTGCAGCTACCATAGACTTTCCGCTTCCTGCCGATCCCTTTAGCACTGTGATTGTGCTGTCTAGGATGGTTGCTTTTGCTTGCTTCTGTTCATCAGTCAGAGTGACTTGAAACTTGATTGGGCCCTTTGGCTTACGCTTGCCCGTAACTTCTTCCATAGATATTGTTTCCTATAAATAGATTGCAAAAACAAAAAACCCCTCACATGGAGGGGCTTTTTAATTATTCGCTATTGCGGATTAGTATTGAGCTAAACCAGCTACATACACCTTACCGTAGAACTCTGGACGAGTGACGATCTTAGCGTAACGTGTCATCACACCACGACGTGGGATGAAGTTAGCAGGATCGTATACAAGTGGAGTCAACATCAATGGAATGTATGGAGCGTACACAGCACCTGTTTCCAAGAACTGAGATCCACGGAATCCCATCAATACAGTGTTCTCTTGCATGTATGGGTTCTTGTACACTGTGTAGCGGCTAGTCAAAGCACCCACTTTCTGTACACCCATTGCATACTTAACTTTTTCACCATCACCATCTGCAGCATATCCTGGGATAGACTCAAGGATAGTAGATACGTCTGGAGAACATACTAGGAAGTTAGCACCACCACGAAGGGTCTTAGCGTGGATTTGGTTAGAAACTTTTTGTAGTTTTGTTCCCAATGTAGCAAACCAAGTACCTTGAATATAAGCTTGACCACTGAATCCAGAAGTTTCAAACGCTTGTGTTGCAGCATTGTAGTTCTTACCAACCTCAGCTGACCAGTACTCAGTAGTAGCAGCAGAAGAAATCAACATATCTAAGATTTCCAAGTCAATTTCCATAGAAACGTACTCAGACAACATAGCAGTCAATTCTGCTTCAGCATCTACTGAATGGTAAGCGTTAAGGTCTTGAGCAAATTCTGGAGTCCAGCTTGCTTTCAACTTACGAGTCTTAGCAGTCACAGGAATTGAACGCATTTGCAATTCGATTTCTGGGATGTTAAGGTCAGTGTCTAGGCTCAATGAGCTAGAATCGCTTACACGATTTGCAGCGTATTCAAAGTCTGTACGAGCATCGTTAGTTGGTTGGATAGAGTAGGAAATTGCAGCTGTGAAAGATCCAGTAGTTACTGCAGATGCAGTAATTACGAATTGCACATTGCCACCTGCAACCTTGGTGAATGCTGGGAAGTATTGAGTTCCTGCAGTCAATTCAGTTGATCCAGAGAACAAACGGAATGAACGAACGGCCAAAGCATCTGCGTCAGTTGGCAAAGTTACCGCTACTGTCTTGTACCCAGTTGCTGTGTTTACTGAAGCTGTGAAAGCTCCGTCGTAGTTTACATCACCTAAGCTCGTAGAACCGGTAGTTGTCAACACTCCTGTGTTAGCTTTGTTGTTTGCAGAATATCCAAAACGACCAGCGCCATAAAGACCGTCGGTTGGAGCTCCAGACTGTGAAGTGATACCTTGCAAAGTACCAGTTTGGTTCTTAGCACCAGGTGCAAATCCTTGTGGTCCTTTGTTAGTACCATATTTGAAATCCAAATAGAATACTAGACCAGAAGGTAGGTTCATTGGTTGTACGCTGACGAACTCTTTTGCAGAGATCTCAGCAAATACACGACGGATCAAAGGCAAAGCAACACCGTGCCATTGTTCAAATCCAGCACCAGCTGTACCAGCAGAAGAAGCGTTACCTTCCTTAATCAACTGCTTTGCTTGATTTTCCAAAAGGACAGCAACAGTTGCTTGTTCTGTACCTTTCAAGCCTTCCAAAAGACCAGACTTCTTCCACTTACCTACTAAGGCGCGGTTTTCTTGTCCTCTGTTTGGCTCTTGAATGTTTTCGAATAAATTCATTTTTTTGAGTTTTTAGAGTTTTTGTTTTTAAATAATACCTGCTAACTTTTTAAATCTGTTTGCAATATCGTTTCCTTCAGTCAACACAGTGTTAGTTTTCTTGGTTGGCTTAGAAGCGTATCCTTCCATAACAGACTTTTTGTTGTTTGTTTTTGTAGAAACATTTACTTTGATTGATTCTGATAGAGTTGCAAAAACAAGTTTAGCTTCTCTTACAGTCTTAGCACGATCAAATGTTTCAATGATCTTAACCTTTTGAGCTTCGGTTAGGTTGTTACGGAACAATTTGTTCACATAAAGAAGTTTAGCGTTCAAAAGATTAACTTCAGAAAGCTTAGTGCGCAAGAATTTAACAGCAGAGTAAGCTTCGTTAAGCTCTTCCTCCATTTTGTTCATTTTCTTCTTCATCTTCATTTTGCCTTCTTCCATCTCTTCTTTCTCTTCTTCTTCACCTTCCTCTTCGTTCAAAGAGTTTAGTAGTTCGTTAAGGTCGATTTCTTCGTCCATTTCCTCTTTGTCCTCTTCTTCGCCCTCTTCTTCACGAAGTGCGTTGATGATTTCATCAAGATCCATTTCTTCTTCTTCGCCTTCACCTTCCATCATTTCCTCTTCTTCTGAAGATCCTTCAGCGTCTAGTTCGCGTAGAATTTCTTCTAGGTCCTCGTCGCTTTCGTCAGAGAAGTCTTCTTCTCCACCTTCATCTGAAAAGTCCTCTTCTCCTTCGTCGGAGTAGTCTTCTTCACCGCCGAAATCTTCTTCTCCACCTTCTTCTCCTCCGAAGTCTTCTTCACCACCCTCTTCAGAGTAGTCTTCATCTTCTTCAGAAATTCCAGCAAGCTCTTTCATGCGGGTTTCTTCGTCTTGACCAGCCATCATCTCATCTTCAGTTCCCATTGGCTCTTCTTCGTCCATTTCTTCACGGATCTTTGCAGATACCATGTTTTGGAGTTTTGGAGCAAATGCTTCTTCCAATGCTAGTTTAGCGTTAGCCAAGGCGGTTTCGCGTACGGCTTTAGCGTCTGCGATTGCGTCTTTAAGCAATTTGTTCATTTTTAATAAATGTTTTTTGGTTTTGTGCGGCTATTAGATTGGGAGCCACAATTCGATTATATTAAAGCAACGCCATATAGATGATGACGTATTCCTCTATAGGTAGTCTATAAAACCACCAAACGATAAAATTTTCCAGAAATTATGCAGCTTTTGCAGCCTTTAGTCCAAGTTTCCCAAGAAACTCTCCAACTTCTCCCGTCTTAACAGAAGCCATAGCTGCTTCAAATGCTCCTAGCGAAAAGCTACCGCCATGTGCTGCTCCTTGAGCTGCTGCTTTAAATGCGCCTACTGCACCCACTCCGGAGTAAATTGCTAGTCCTGCAATAATTGTATAGTATATTGCTTCTGCTGCTTTCATCTGTGCAGCATCTCCAGTAATGTTTGCTTTCTTAAATACTCCTGACATCTGTAGAATCCATTTCAATCCTTTAATGTAGGTCTTGTGCCATTTGTGCGTAAACTCAATAATGTTATGAGCAAACTCCTCTTCGTTACCCTTAGCTTGTCCTGGTTTAACTAGCTTTTTCCAAACAGCTACGATTTTACCTATTCCCTTAACTAGCAACTCCACTACTTTAGGTAGAGCTAGGATAAATCCAATAATAGCTACTGCTCCTAAAGACTCATTGAGCTCTTCTTCTGATTGCTCAACATCTTGTTTAATCTCAGCCTCATTATCCTTATACAACTTAGCAAGTTCAGCAGCTGCTGATTGCATAGCTTGGTCCATGGCTGCAATTTGCTTCTTATCTTCTTCCTCTCTAAGGATTCCTTCTAGTATTGGTTGCAGTTTCATTAGTCGATAATATCGTTAAAATTCACAAACACATCTACATTGTCTGGTTGAACTGTTACAGTCATTCCCTTGCTGTTGATGCTCTTTAATTCTCCTTGGTTGCTAATAAAATCAGCATTGTTGTATTTTTTTACTCTACCAATATTGAACTTAATAGGGTACTTTAAATCAGGCTGCTTCTTAGCATCTCCCGTTTCCTCTTCGCCTCCTTCTTCTCCACCTTCAGCACCGGCTTCATCACCTCCTGCATCATCTGCAGCAGCAGCATCGTCACCACCTTCAGCACCACCCTCGTCTCCTCCAGCAGCAGCAAATGGATTTCCACCACCAGCTTCCTCTTCGTCACCTTCAGCTTCACGAAGTGGTATTAAGTCTTTTAGTTTGAGTATTTTAAAGCTCATAGTATCTTGATAGATTGTGACCCATTTCTTCGTACAAAGATTCTAAACGTTGTTGTAGTTTAGAGATTTCCTTCACAGTTTGTCCAAACTGCTTATTGCCTTCACGCAAAGTCTTTAGATTACGCTTTACCGTAATCTCGTCAAACCAGTCTTGAGTTTCTTGTAGGGTTACTGCTTCTGCTTTAGTCACAAGCTCATTGATCTCCTCAGCAACACGACGTAGATCCTCAGTACGATAGATTACCGATCCGTATTCGTTAAACTTTTTCACTTCCTGAATGAACGCAGCCTTTTCGTTTGTGGTCTTTTTAGGGGAATCTCCTTCTAGTCCTTCTAATAATTTCTTGAGTTTCATATTACATTACTGAGATTATATCGTTTATCAATGAGTGTACCTTTGTGTACTTGTTTTGCTTGTTGTCGTGAGATACCGATTCGTTAAGTGGTGACATAAATGCACCGTGTGTAGATGGATTAGATACCAAGTCCCAACAAACAATTTCAAAGTCGTCTTGAACTTCTACCTTTCCTTCTCCAATATTTTTAACACTACCCATGCCACGAGAGCTGATTCCTAAACGGATACCGGACTTTAGCAACTCTTTTGCAATGTTTCCTGATGGGGTGCTTAGGATTTCTATCTTACCCATTAAATCACCACCATTCCACCATAGATCAACTACGTTATGCGATACGTTTTGTAGGTTCACTACGGATGAGTCTGGATGATCTAATTCTCCTAATGCTCTACGCTCTGTTACAAATACTTGCTTATACTTGTCAGCTTCACGACGTAGGATATCCTCAGGGTATTGTCTGCCATTTTGGTTAGTGGCATCTGCTCTTTGCATAACTCCGGATAGAATAACCTTTCCGTTGTTTTGTTGCATAGACTCGTTGATCTGCTCTGGGGTTACAGAGAGGCATCCGATTGAATCTATAAGTAATGTTTTCATGTTAATAAATATCAGAATATTGTTTTAAGCTTGTCGGCAACCTCTTGTTCTCTGTTAATATTTCCCAGCTCAACTTCTTTATCAAAGCCTTGATAAGTTAGGATGTCGTTTTCTAGATCAAATCCAGAAGGTTCCCCATTTATCATCACATCGATAATGTGGGTGTTGCCTTGCTTTACTATCTCAACGTCTTGTGCATCGATAGTCATACCAGCTCTCATAAAAATCTTTAGAAACTTGTCCTTAGCTGTATTGACTTCTATCTCTTTGAGATTTGCAACGTTTCTTACACGCTTAGTTGCTTCGTTTAATCTTCTATGAATCTTAAGCAAAGCTTCGTTAGTTTTCTTCCACAATTTTTCATCTCCTACTTGAGTTTCTGTTTTTAGCTTTATGGAGTGTTCAAATAGCTTATTAATTTCGGAAATCTTGCGATTGATCTCAAGAATGGCTTGATTGATTTTCTTGTGGTTTGGAATAGAAGCATCCTCTTTGAATTGTCTGTAGTTTGCTTCTTTGATATCGGATAAGTGAACTCCCTGGTCCTTATATCCGATGAAGAACTTTTTTTTCTTTGGTGGCTTGACAGTAAATGCTGTAGAGGCATCTAAGCCTTTCTTACTTCCTTCAGCATCCTCATCACCTACAAAAGCTTTAGGAGTTGGATAACCACCAGCTCCATCAGTAGTACTACCTTCTTTAAGCTTTTTGTTCAGCTCTTTAACAAACGCCTGTACTTCACTTAGATCCTTTTTGCGCATGTCTTAGCTCTTTTAGTAGTTCATGGTATAATAAAAGTGATAGCACGTTGTGCTCTTTAACACTCTTTGTCTTTTCGTACTTCTTCATCAAACCAACAGCTTCGTTAAGTTTAATCTTAACAACCTTATCAGTAACAGCTTTTGCTTGCTTCTGTAATTCCAACTTCAAAGCGTATGCTTCCTTAAGCATAAACTCTCTTAGGTTATCAGTGTTTGATACGTTGTTGATGTATTCCTTTAGGATGTTTCTTTGTCTTGGTGAAAGGTCTGCATACTTTGCATTAAACTTATCAACCATTAACTGATACGCTAGTAAACGAACATCCTGATCCTGCTTCTTATACTCATTAAGTACGATAGCTGATCCGTCCTCTGCAGTCTTTTGCTTTGTTCGAGTCAAGTGCTCAATAATCGTAAAACGACTATCGACTAACTCAGCTGCACGTGCTACTGATACACCTTCAAATACTCTGTATATTGATGCAAATAGTTTGTAGCTTTGAATCTTAGTATTAAAGAAGGCTGCTAGATCGTAATGCTTTTTGATCTCGCGGATCAATTCATACTTCTCTTTTTTTAGAGATTCGTTAGTTAGCTTCTTTCTTAACCCAACTACAGTACTCATCAACGAAGTTGCCTTAGCCTTACTTTTGTAGCTTTCGTTTACCAACGTCTGATACATTACCAATTCCTTTCCTAGTGCTGAGTTGGACTTGAAGTGGTTCTTAATGATGGTTAATGCAGGCGACTTTTCGACACCCTTCAGCGTATCGGATGCTACTTGTCTTGTAAGCAACTCAAACAAGATTATTGTATTCTTAATTTTGTTGTGGCTCGATTTTTTCATCTAGTAATAAATATGTATTAGTTCGGTTAATCGTTTAAAATGTTAGACTCTGAGAGCAAATCTGGCTCTGAAATTTCAGATGTGTTACCAATTGTCTGCTTCAATGCACTCCCTTTCAAATTTCTAATAAACATTGTAAACTCTTCATTAACCCTTCTTCCTTTGTTTCCCAAAGGATCCCAACCTAATGGGTGCTTATGTGTACCATATGTACCTGATTCCTCTGGACGTCCAGCACCTGGCCAGCCTCCTTCAGGCATCTTCTCATCGTACCCACCTGGAACTCCTCCATTACCTTTATATAGTGATGCAAGGTCGTGTGGAGTACCAAAGGACATTCCTGTCTTAACTGGATCATTACCTTCTGTTTTAATCTGCTCAAGACGAAATTGTAATTTGTAATCTTGAACCATTCTCTCTTGTTCTTTTAGGAACTCATCATCGGACATACCAAATAGGTTTTCATATACCCATTGACGACTAAATAGCTTTTTGTCAACCATATCACCAGCTAGGGTAACTTTGCTTGACCAAATCTCAACCTTTTCTTTTTCGTATACGGATGATCCTACAGTCAGTTCTAGTTCAAAATCAACTAGGTCTTGGTCGTTAAATCCTTGTGAGTAAAGGTGAATGATTGCTATCTTGTAAAGCTCACTAGCAATAATGCGTTGAATACGCTCAACTGTTCTAGCAAAACGAAAGTCTTGTGATGCTAGTGTTGCCTTACCTGAGATGTCTTCTTCAAATCCTAGGAAAGCTTTTGGAATCTTCAATGATCCCAACAAACGAGCTTTAAGGTATTCAATGTCTTGGATACTGTCATATTGTACACCCGCCAAAGACTCTACAGCTGTTGCACTCTCTCCTCCACGTACTGGGAAGTAGAAGTCCTCAAGTAGGTTCATCATGTTGTACTTCAAGTTGTATTGTCCTGTCTCAGGATCGACAAAAGGAACTTTCTTGATACGGTTGATCATTCCTTCCATGTAAGCATCTACTTCGTTTGGTGGAATGTTTCCGATATCGATTTTAAATACACGCTTGTCTGGAGCACGCATAATACGGTGAATCAACATCGCATCTTCCATTAGAGTGATCTGTTTCCAAACCTTTCTTGCAGGTTCAATTAGAGAACGTCCGTATGGCAAGAAGTTTGTGTCCGTTAATAGACGGAAGTGAGCAACTTCGTAGTTCTCAAACTCCTCAGTCTCTGTGTTAACGACGTGAGATCTTGCAGCTAGTGCAGAAAAATCTCTCTTGAATCTAACTCTCGATGGGTTCTCTGGATCAAAGTTTTCTTCACGAATGATCTCATAAGCTGCCATTGGCTCTACACCAATGATACCGTACTTATCTGCTATGTTTAGTTTTAAGAAGAAGTCTCCGTACTTTAGTAGGTTTCTAGTCCAAGGCCATAAGTTAAATTCAACATTTAGAATGTCGTAAAATAAGTTATGCAATACCTTCTGTACTTTTTCATTTGGAGATCGGATAATTAAAACATTACCCATCTCATCTTTTGTTGTACACTCATCAGCGTACAAATCCAAAGCGGATGAAATAATACTATCTGTGTCCATTGCTTCGTAGTCCTTAAACAACTCTAGACGAGTAGCTAAGTGAAGCTGTCCATGATAATAGGAAAATCCCGGCATGTTTTGATACATACGGGAGAAGCGATCTACACGTCGATTCTGATCAATGTTACCACTTGACTGTACTTTGTCAACGTCTATAACTTTTAATTGATTCCCTCCAACGTTACGAATGATAACATCGGTGGAAAACAATCTCTGTAACCTCTGAAATAGAGAAGGATTGTTCTCTGCCATATTTTAAAGCGCTTTTAGATAAATATGTGGTACTTACAATAACCACGTTAAATCTTCATCGCGACCTTGGACATTCTGCTTCCATGGGTTACTTGACCTGAACGTTGTTCCAGAGTAAAGCGTTGCTGAACTCTTTGATGCGTTAAGAGATGCCTTTGTAATATCAATACCAGCTTGTCTTAATCTTAAAGCCGTATCTCTAACCCAAATACCCTGACACATACACATTACTAAGTCGTCATTATATCCATTTGCTGCTTGAGCTTTGCCCTCTTTCCAAATGAAAGTAGCTAACTCATCCATAAATCGCTTACTTCTGAATATAATGCTTTTTTCGCGGGTTAGCAAATCAAACTTACTAATTGCAAGTGGTCTGACCTTATGTGACATTGTAAATCCAGCAACCATATCAATCTTGCTGACTAAGTCGTATCCTTTTGCTAAGAAGACGTCTGAGTCTAATACGTCGCTCTTGTATGTGTAGTATAGGTTTTTGTAGCCTCTATCTAAAACTTGTTGAATGGTTGCCCAACCTACGTTGTTATTTTCTATTACCAGCAATGCATCATTCCACTCCGTAGCTACGTTTACTAGCATGTTTCCAAAATCCTTTGTTGTTAATTGGCCTTTAAACTCCGCTACTTGAGTTAAGCTTTCTGGTTCAATTACATGAAATGCTGAGTAATCGGATCCATCACCTCGAGCAACGTCTGCTGTTACAATATAGCTCTTGCTCATTGATGGTTGTTCCCATAACCAATAGCTTTGGTCTGCACCTCTCCTCTCTACTGGTTCTTGTGCATATGTTGCCAAGTACCATTGTATTAATCCAGGATCCACTAGTGTATTACCCGAACTACTAAAGTCGCAATCGCACTCTTGTGCTGCTAATCTGAGACCCAACTCAGCGTCTTGCCTATCTCTCCACTCTTGGTCTCTTTCTGGATGCACTTGCCAAGGTAGGCGAATAGTCTTAAACTTATTTTCTCCAGCCTCTGCCTTAATCCAAATCTTATGGAAAAAGTTACCAGTACCATTTGGAGTCGATAATAGGATACCCTGTCCTCCAGTAGATAGCGTTTGTTGCAAGGATGCCCACAACTCTTCAGCTCCATCTACGAAAGCTGCCTCGTCAATAATAACCAACGATAGTGCCTCTGAACGTCCTGATGTTCCTGTACTTGCTACTGCTTTAATTTGAGAACCGTTTGATAATCGCATTGAGAGTTTATTACTCTCTACACATTTCATCTTTAACCAACTTGGTAAGTTGTCAAACATAACTCGAACCTTTGTTACAAGGTTCTTGGATGTGTTTTGATCAATCGCTACTACGAGCACGTTCTTATCGCTATGGAAAAGAATCAACCATAGACTATAAGCTGCAATAAGCGTACTGATGCCAAGCTGACGAGACTTTAGTACGATTGTTCTATCGAACTTCATAAAGTCATCCAACGTAGTTACCTGATATGGGTATAAGTGGAAAGGTATCTTTCCTCTCGTTGGATGTTGGATCATGCAGTACTTGTTAATAAAGTACCCAGGATTAGTAGCGCACTTAACGTACTCCTCCTTAATGATCTCTTTTAAGGTCTTTTCTGACATACGTAACTGTTATTGTTTTAGAAACTTCTATCGCCTTCTAAGGCTTCAATTCGAGATTCTGCATATACATCAGCGTAGTCCCAAATAAGATCTGCTAACTTGGACAAGTCTTGGCTTGGTACTTTAAATCTTGCACTAAGGTCTCCTAGTATAGTGTCGATCTGATTTCCAACGGCCTGTACCTCTCTTGAGATACTGCTATCATTTGGCATATAACCTTCTTCAACCTTAGCTGTGTAGTTTTTGTCGATGTAGTTGAAAAATTGCTTTTTCTTTTCTCCATCTAAATCACCAATTGAACTAATACCAAACTTATCCATAGCCTTTTTAAAGAACTCTTGGTAAGCTGTATCTTCTTGCAGACGCTTAATTATATGCGAAGTTTTCATCGGATCGTTTCTGATTTAACGCTTTGTAAAATTCTAAGCTTTGTTTCGTTGCTGAATCCCATTGATTCAATAAACACAACAAACATATCCTGGATAGACTCAGCTGATGTAAGTTCGCTATCTTGTTTGATCTTCTCAACAAGCTTTTGTGCCATTCTTGTAGCTTTGCTAACCTCTTCTTGTTCTGGTTCTGGTTGTTCTTCAGCGCCTGCTTCTGGAGCTCCAGTCATTTCTGGCTCTTCTTCGTTAGCTTCCAAAAGAGCTTTAATCTCTCTACGAACAAGTGCTCTAAATTGTGATTCTTTTATACGCATTTTATGTGGTTTTTAAATAAATATCAGTAAACCTTCTTATACGATAACATTTTTGGCTCATGTAAGTAGTCTAGCTTATCAAATCCAAAGTATTTTGCCTTGTACTGCGCTTGTGCATACTCATCGTAGTTGTATTCTGTCTCGAAAAACGGCTTTAAATCTTTGTAGACCTTACCCCAATTTGCCTCCGCTATAAGAACTTCGCAAAAAGCAATATGGCTCTTGTACTGCTCAAATTCATGGAAGTCGTGCTCTATGTGAACCAACTCAACTACCTTTCCGTCCGTAATGTAATCCACACAAAAATCAACCATGTATTTTGGTTTAATGTTTAGAATCTTTACCAACCGTGGGTACTTTTTGCTAAGCCTTTTTAACTGCTCTAACGCTTCTCCTTTGTAAGCATATCTCGTATTAAGATGGCAATGATCTAAGAAAATGTTTGGATGTTGTTGTTCCTGTATCATCCAGTCCTGTATGCAAGCTGCTGCATCTGTAGGACTTCCTGGCACTAGTACGTGTCCTGGTATGTTGTTGTGTTGATGATAGAGGCTTTCGATGTAGGTTAGCTCGTAGCCAAACCTATCAAAAAATTCAGGAGCCACTAACCTTTCAAATACTGATTCGTCTGGTAGTGGCTCGCTAATGTATGGATGTGGTACTAATTTATAGTCTAGTACTTTAAACATTACTTTTGGTCTTCAATTACTTTTAAGAAGTTTGTTTGTGCTGCTCCAAAATTTTTCTTGTCTTTGTTATCGAATGTGATACGCTCGATAACACCATCCTTTTGTTTCATTGCACAAACAGTTGCATCAAAACGCTCTAATCCAGTTAGAGTGTATACGATTCCAAAGATTGCAGTCTTCTCCGTTATCTTAGCAACAAGCTTTGCATCGCTGATGATCAAATCTAGCATGCCAAATTCTGTTAAGTCAGCAACAAAGATCATCTCCTCGCTCTTTGTACCTAAGTACTTAAACAATGGCTTGTATCCATGAGCTGTTTGAAATTCACGGAAGTAAGGAGTAGCGATCAATTCTGGTGAAGTTGGCTCGTCTGCCTCTCTTAGAGGTATTAGGTTGATCAGTTTCATTCTACTAAAATTATTTGTATTCCTTTTGCGGTAACGACCTTTGCTACTTCCGCAAGCTCTCTTGTTAGCTTTGGATCAAAGTCTTCCTCATCTTCAATTGTAGAATCAAGATCCTTTAATGCTGTGAGTGTGCCTGCTAACCATTGTCTTGTTATATAGCTTTGTGCGTTTTGATCACCGTCTTGCATTTGATCTAATATGAAATCTGTTAAGTCTGACGATGTCTTTAGGTCGGCCCACTTTACGGCTACTAATGTTTTTGGGTTCGTGTTCATGTTAATAAATAGTCATTGTTTAGATAAACAGCGTAGCAAGATGGATAGCCCAAAGAATAGTCCCGCCACACAATACAAAGCAATATTGGCGCTCCATAGACTCCCAGTTAAGGCAATTAGCCAGTACTGGACTACGTCGAATCCAAGAGGATTGAAGAATAGAGCCAGCATCATGCACCAGGTCGCTAAGGTCTGTTTCGATATTTTCTTGTTGTCTACTATCACCTTCCATTTACGTGGGGTTTGGTTAAACTTATTTTTTTAGTCTTTTGACTTCTTGCAATATTGCTTTGCGAATTGCTCTACGTAATTTTTGTTCAGCTACGTAAGGATCGTTGTAGTTTACTGCACCTTTTGCAATCATACTCATAGCGTTTGTAGCATCGTCTGTCTGAGGCATTACATCTCTCTTTGGTGCTCCTGGTGCTGGTTGTGATGTTTTTTTCATCTCCATGACGTTTGGAACAATCACCTTACCTGCTATGCTGTTAGGATCGAGTTTGCCTAATGCAGCACTACGCATTGTATTAAATACCTTTACACAATCTCCAGTAATAGTCTTCTTTACGTACTCTGCTACTTGCTTACCATCGAGTTTAAGTAAGTTATTTCCCTTGACTGTAGCTACTGGTACCTTACCTAGGTCAGCTGCTATTGCAAGCTGAACTACTTTTAGTACTTGGATTGGGTCCATCTTAGGTCCTGTTAAATCTACGCAATTGATCTGCCCTTCTTTGTTCATGGCGTACAGTTGGCTCCATCTGTGGTGACCGTCTATAATAAACTCTCCATTGTATGTGACAACTGGTGCTTTAATTGTTATTGGTCCTTTCTGTAAGCAGTTTTTGAGTGAGTCAGGTTTGGTTAGAGGCCATTTTAGCGATCCGTCTACGTCAATCTCATTTTGAGTTGGTCTTAGTTCTTTTACAGGAATCGCTTTCGATGTTGCTGTAAACTTATCATCTGTCTGATCTCCGTCTGCTTTTCCAGATTTCAAGAAAGCTTGTACTTTAGGGTCTTGCGCTAACTGACCTAGTTTATTAACAAACTCTTCGTAGTTAGATACGTTTTTAATAAGGTCTTGGACGTCTGTGGCTGCGTCTTCGGGAAGAAGGTTTTTTAATTTCATTGTCGATTCTTTAGTGTTTATGTGCAAGGCTGCCATATACTTTCGTAATGCTTCTTTGTTTCCAGCAGTAGCGCCTACACGTTTACCAGTATCTTTTTTGTATACCACGTACTTGTCTCCTTGCTTTTTAACTTTATATGGCACGTTTAGTTATTTTTTTATTCCGCTTTTTTTTGCAAATTTCATCACTTTGACCATATCGTCATTTATGTCTCCGATGTTGTATCTATTGAATGTAGGGTTCCAGCTGTTGCTTGATGCGCACCATCTAGTTAATGTTTGTATTGTCATTCCTTCTTGTTGACAAAGAGGATGACGATACACTTGTTGCTCAAACCAAGAAAAAGCATGTATTCCTGATGAGTCTATGTACTTATCGCCTAACTTTAACACTATGTGTATGCACATATTGCCGTCTTCATTATACTCCTGTACGGTCTTGTAATCGTTAATTTCCCCTGGACTTATCTGATGCTCATCTAGGTCAATGCAAATGATTTCTGGTGTTATGTTTAAATATTTGCGCATATTGTAATAAAGCAACTTTGCAAATATACCACATCCACCAAAGTTAATAGTACTGTGAGGTGTGGAGCTGTTTATTGCATAACGCTCAAAATCCGCATGCTTCCAATGTATGCTACGTAAGCCTGTGCTAAGCTCTCTTTCCTGCGTTCCAGTCATTGCTCCAGTCTTAGAAGCCTCTTGTAGTATTTTTCCTAACTTAATCATGTTTGATTACCATTTTCTACAAGACCAGTAACGAGCTTTCCATCTTGGACCTGGAGTGGCACAACGGTGTCTTGCTCTGAATGATTTACGTCTTTCTGGATTTGACTTTTTTATTTTCATGTTAGGGTCTCCAAAGTTAACTTTAACAACTTTATCTCCCTTCTTGACATATACCTTGAACTTCTTGACATCGCCTCTCATAGGCTTGCCAAGTGGAACTTTACGTCCTTGGTACTCGGCTTCTGTAAGTGGAAACTTACCAGCTTTAATGTCTTCTAGTAGAGCAATTGCACAAGTCTCGCACATTGTAGTTTCGTACCAACCTACTGGCATTGCTGCCTTTGTTCCAGTTGTAATTGTTTGTGCTGGTCTGTCTTTTTCTTCCTCACGCTCTTCGTTTGTAGCGTTGATCTTTTTAGCAGCTGCTACTGCTTTGTTGTAGGCATCTGAACCTTTACGGGCAGGCTTCTCACCACGTGCTCTTTTAGCTCGTATGTTTGCCCAAAGCCCTTTTGATTCTTCGTTTGTCATACCTTTAAATGTCCTGCTAGTACTCCACCAAGCGATGTTGCAATTCTCATTAGCTCATCATCATCTTCATGGGTTAGCTTGTGCTTTCTAGTTGTGTAGTCAATCCCTAAAATAGCTATGAACTTTCCTTCAAAGCTCTTTATCGCATATAAATATTGCGACTTTGTTTTATACTCTTCTGCAAAGTACTTTAATCCATAAGTTGCTACAGTCTCATCTTTGAAGTCTTCAATGTGAATTATGTTGTGAGATAGTAGTTGATTGAAGCTTCTTGAGAATAGTGCTACTGGAATGTTTTTTAGGTTGAGTTGGAGAGATGGTGCGTTTGCTGATACAGTCTCATAAAAGATACTGAACTTAGCTATGCTCTTTCCGGTTGGATAAAAATGACCACCGTTGTGAAATTGACTAATCCATACACGGTCTGCTCCATACTCTTCCTTAACTGAGTCTAATTTGTTAGTGATCAAGTCTCCAACTAACAACGCCTCAGTGACCATATCAGTCTTTTTCTTACCCATCTTATGGTCAAACCACCACTTGATAGATAATACAATTACGGGCCCAATTACCCCTCCGATTATTGCAACCCAAATTGCATCCGTCATACCTCTTCAATTTTTGATTTTAGTGCTTCTAATTCTTTCTTACCTATCTCCTCTATCACTTTACCACTGTTATCAACCCAGTTCTCTTTTACACCATCTTCGGTGAAAACGGTTGTTTTTTCTTTTGCAAACTCTTGAACAAACTGCTCTAGGTCTCCATAGAAAGATTCCATGTTTGCCTTAAATAGAGCGTTTTGATACTCCTCAAGTCTACCTACCTTCATAATCTCATGTTCCATGTCTACAACGCAATTAAAACACATCTTATGTGTGTTCCAAGCCCACTTGTGCACTGGACTTTCCATCTTCATTCCACAGTGTGGACATGCGATTGGAGTAATAATTTGTTTGCGGAAAGATTCCATCTTAGACACGGTGCGCTTGACACCATTTCGAATAGTCCATGTCTTGCCTGACTCTTCCCAGACTTCGCCTTCAGAATGCTCTGTAAAGGATTTTTTGTTGGTCGTAACGTAATAACTCATCTTGTATGAAACTTGTATTTATCTAGTATATGCTGAACGTGTTTATCGAACTTACGCATTGCTCTGCGTAATTCCAACTTAACACCCTCTGTAATTTTATCAGCTTCAGCACTATCGCCTACCCCACGAAAGAACTCCTTTCCACCAACACTACTGATGCTAATAGTAAAGTTTGCTTCAGGAGTACCTTCTTCACCTACAGCTTGAAAGCCTTTGTCAAAGTGAAGAGTTAGGTTAGTTGCTGGTGATGAGGCTATCGCCTCTTTCTTTTCCTCTAGAGGAATTAATTTTTTTAGTTTCATATTAAAATCTTAAATAGCCTAATAATTGGTTAACGGGTGCGAAGGCTCCAGTAAGCTTATACAGCTTACCCTTATATCTAAATACTACCCCCTCAGTCGGAACAATAGCTTCAAAGCCTCCAATGTCTTTTAATCTTCCCAATTCACGTCTTAAAAACTTAATTGCCTTATCGTTGTCTGCAATAGTTTCGTTGTTGATTGCGTCTTGGATTCCTCTGATTGCTGCAGATACGCTTTGCTTAATCTTTTTTGTAGAGTCGTTTGGGTTAACTGCTGTTAGGTTCTCAATGTTCTTTAACACCCTAACTCCTAATTTTAGGAACAACTGCTCAATAGGTCTCAGTATTCTTTTTTTAACCTCTTCTACGTTTGATCCTTTGTCAAAGTTGATAAACCAACTTGCAAACTCTTCATTAGCTATTTTAGCTTTTACGTTTGGTAAAGAGATGGATTTGTCAGTAAATGCCCAACGATTTACAACCATATCTAGTACATCTGTAGGAACTTCGTAATTGTAACGCTCTGCGTTATCTTTGACAAAGTCAGTCCAGTATTTTTTAACATACTCACTCACCTTAGTCTCATCGCCAAGGTTATATTTTCGCTTAACGTCATCAGCCATGGCAATGAATTGCTTTTCTTGGCTAGCGTAGTCTGCATCTTGCTTAATTGTTGCTGGGTTTGTGACTCCGATTTCAAAGGTTTTTTGATCAGACTCTTGTGCCTGTACATTGTCGAATGCTCTTTGAAGCAACTCTACGCCTTTGTTATCTGTTGCAACCTCTTTTGCATTTTGATCATACTCCTTAAAGTGGTGCATTCTAATTAAAGTTGCTCCATAAGGAATCACGTTTTGTGTGTCGGGATAGAGGATCTCCAAGTTCATGAACCTCTGTCCATTCTTGAAGAAAGTTTCTTTTTGTGTCTTGTCTAGCTTGTTAATTGCTGACTCTAAGTCACGCATAGTTTCAACAAAGGCTGCCTGTATAGCTCCTCTACCTGCAAATTTCTCGGCTACTTGTTCAATTGTCTTACTTTCTTGGCCATAATTCTTGAGCTCAGTTTTGTTTCTTGCTGCTCTAACTCTGCCATCCTTGTAAGTAACTAATAGGTTTTGACCGTCTAACTTTTCTTGTGCATATTCTAGTTTGCCTGATAAGGCAGCCTTTATCATTTCCTTAATGTCTGCGAAGGTTAGCTCCAAGTCCTCATACGGATGAGCTAAGTGACCTGCTCCACCACCCTCATTTAATTGCACCTTTTCGGTTATGAAAGACGATGGCATTGTGTATTTTTCCAATTTCAATAGTTTGATTATTAAGAAGTATATCGTTCCTCCTGGTAGCATTGTGGCTGCTCCAATTCCCATTGTTTTAAGAACATCTCTCATTTGCTCTCCAACCTGCTTTTGCTCTTCTGGAGTGAGTTTTCTTTTCCCTTGGGCTGCCTGTGCGATAAGGGTGAATGCTTGCTTTGTTTCCTCTTTTTCTTGATTGACTTTTTGAAGGAAGTCTTTAAATCTCATTTTCATTTTGGAAAACAAATCGCTAGGTTGGATCTCTTCAGATAGCTTTTTTTTTAAAATACCAAACACTCTATCAAGAGTTCCTTTGTCTGCTACGTTTGGATAGTTTGTTGCAAAAGCTTCTTGATCTCCATTCTTTAAGTCAGCTCTCAAAATACTAGCGCTAACTCCCTTTCCATTCTCACTCTTTCCTGGTACATACTTTTCTGCTTTTGGTGACCTATCTTTGTAGACTAACGGTTTAGTATCCAACGGAAGCTCTACAACTTCCACACCTTCTTTTGCGTACTTTGCTCCAGGTTGGTGTCCTGCAACAAATTGCTGGACTCTTTTGTAGTCGTCTCCCTTTGAACTTGCTGCAAGTGCATAGGATCCCGGTTTAGCTGTCTCTAAAAACTTATATGCTGCTGCTAGCGGGCTGTTTACTTCGGTTTTTTGGATAAGAATTTTGCTGTTGTTCTTAGTTAACTCTCTCCATATAGCAATGCTTTGGTCTCTAGTAATACCTTCTCTTGGCTCAGGGCCAATGAGTATGATAACTTGCCCAACATTAGGCTGCTCGGCGTAGCGTGTTGCTAACTCCAGATGTCCTCCATGAGGTGGCTTGAATCCTCCAGGGAACAGAACTGTTGTTTGCTCACCCGCTTCCTTGAGAAGGGACTCTACTATAAATTTTGATAACGAACTCATTATCTATAAATAGGTTGTTGTTTGGTTTGAGTGTGTAATTTGTGAACTTCTACCCGTAACTCTGCTACCTCTTCCGTCAACTTCTTTATTATCTCCAATAAAGATTGCTTATTATTCAACAGAATTAGGTCCTCCGCTACAATAGATCCGTTTATGAATAGAGTGTAGTTACCGTAATTATGCTCATCTATTCTCTGCTCCCCTATATAAACTTTCTCAACGTTACGATATGGTAATAGCTCTCGCTTTTCGAGCTGTTTTGTGATTGGATTATACGATAGGTAACTTTGTATAAACAAGGCGTGATCCGCTTGCATCGCTTTATCAGTGTTTGGCGTTCCTATTCTTACCCTATACGGATTATCACTATGCTTCTCTTTTATTTCCGCTATAGATTCTCCCTTCCACTGTGGGTACAAGGCTTTTAACGTCGTCTTTTCCAAAAAAGGTGCATCTACCAACATATTGAGAATTGGCATCGTTACACGAGTATTTCTTATGTTTCTACTTGGTATCATTTTTGACCGCTTGGAGTATCAGGACTTGGGATAAATGCTATGTTACCAAAACGTGACAGGTTAGCTGCTGATTGTGGTTTGATGAACAACGGATCTGTTGTAACGCCAACTTTGCAAAATTCTATATCATCAACCAACGTACCAAAATACTTTCCCCCATCACCAGATGGCTCAAATACCAATTGCGCTGAGGATCCGTATTGTATTAGGTTTATGTCGTATTCATCGTAGTAGTATCCCGTTGCACTGTCGTACCAGGTTATAGTTGGCGTTGTGATACTGCCTGATGTGTATCCATGTCCTATCTTTACTATGTTTCTTGATGGTGGATACCAACCAGCTGTTCCTATGCTACTTGTTGTATAGTCTGTGTATGCATTGAATAGGTAGACCATCAAGTACGATCCTGTATCGGGTAGGTAGTCTGTGTCTTTTTTTAGTTTGAACTTAACGTTGTATATACCTCCATTTTCAGTAAAGTAGCTTGATGTGACAGATCCGCCAGTTGGCCAAACCAATCTTCTCTTCTTTAACGCTACAGTTCGCGCTGTATTACTTGCTGCGTTAGTGTAGTCTGCATATGATTGTGATACATCGTCGCGTCTGATTCCAACACAGCTGTGAGTTGTGAATCGCGCGTTGTCGATTGCTGAAATAGAGGCTGTAGTGTACGCGTAAGCTTGCAATGCTGTCCCAATCCCCGGTCCTGTGTTGTATAGGTCGGTGAAGGTATCAAACCACCTCCACGAACTTGTAACACGACCAGCTGCGTTTTGATACACCGTCATGTTTGTAGTCGATATTGATGCCGATATATACCGGAAGCTTGAATATGTTACTGAGTTAGAGAACATATAATTGTAGGGTATTGCGCAATTCCATCCGTCTACTGGTGTGTTACTAGCAGCTGCACCTGCGTACGATCCGAGTATACTGCCTACAGCACCGTTAACAAACATAGGATATAGTCTCGTATCCGCACTATAGCTCTCGGAAGTAATTTGCTCCAAGGTACGACCACTTACTATGTAGTTAGGAATTGTGTAACTTGACGAAATCCAGTAGTCTGATGTAAAGCTGAAGCTTTTACGCTCAGCTTGGCACTTATTTGTTTGGATCTCTGAAACAAGTTCTAGGTTTTCGTCCTTTATGTAGCTAATAAACTCAGACTGCTTACCTGAGTAGTCGTAGTATTCGAATTTGTAATCAATGCTCTCTGAAAGGTTGTAGCTAAAGTCTGGTGGTGCTGGTAGTGCAAATTGTATTAGTTCTGGTGTGTATCCGTTTAGTTTTCTTGGTGTTAGATTAACTTTTGAGATATAGCTTGATCCAGTCACATCTCCATTTGGTACACATCTAAGTAGAGGCTTACCTAATCCATCTCCATCTGTAAGGAAATCAAACAGCACACGGCCATATTGTTTTTGTTGATCGGTTGCATTTGCAATACGTCCAATCGATCTACCAAACCTCGAGTACCCATCCGGGTAACGCGTCAGTTCTTTGTTTTTGGACTTAGTATACGCTTTAGGCAAAAAGTCCTGCGATATTAACGTTGTGCTTAGCACATCACTATTCATGTAAACCTCTAGATCAGTATACGGATCCAGCACACAATCAAATGCTATAGTGTATACTTGACTCTCTAAGTAGCTTTGGTTGTATTTTGTCGTTAGTATCTTATTCGTCGATCCACTTGTTTGCAAACGTACACTATCCTGCAGTGGATTGTTTACGATTGATCCCGTTGCATTATCAAATCCAGTTGGCGTCTCATTGATAAAACTCCAATTGTCTTGCAGTACTGCGTTGTCTGTAAAGTGTCCTATTAGCAAGAAGTCGCTTAGCGTGCGTGCGTACGATGCTTGATTAGGCTTTTCAGCGTCTGTTAGGTACTCAGGAGGATAGACTTCCTGGTCACCCAACAGCGTCCAGTCTTGTGTTGCAGATGACCTTTTGAAATAGGTCTTTATTCTAGTAACCTCTCCAGCAATTGGTTTTAAATCGTAGCAAGTGACTTGGATATAGCTTTGAGACATTAGGCTACTTGTTATATACAGACTCGAATTGTCTACGTATATCAAACTAGCTGTGAACTGGGATACGTTGCTGTACGTGTGGGTGTTTTGCACATAGCCTAATCTTCCAGGAACTCTAGTGTTAACTTGCACCGGAGTTTCGAGATAGGCAGTCTTGTCGTTTAGTACACGAACTACTGTAGATTTCCAGTATCCTAATTGATCGTCTATCGATTGCGTCAGCCCATTAACCTCAAAGCTATTGTATGGGTTTGTTGTTGCTAGTAGCGATGTGGATGGTAATGAGGGTTGTAGCGTATAGCTTTGTGTAAAAAATTGCATGTAGCCACCGACATGGCTACTACTAAAAAAGGAAACAGCGGTTGTTGCTACTGTGTTGAATCTCTCTAAGTCGTTTGCCTGGTAGCCTCCTATAACGTCGGGGTTTGCTGTTCTTATTGTAGTGTCTACAATGTTTGTAGTGGTTGCTTGCGTATCAGGCTGTATCTTTATGCTGTTGAGCTTTTTATCGACAACTTGTACGCTTGTCGATTGCTTCTTATCAAACCCCCTGAACTTTGAAGTTGTTATTGTTGCGTTTGATGAAGTCGTTGCTGTGAATAAGCTTTCTGCCACTAAATTAGAGCTAATACGGGCTGGTGCAATTATCTGTGCTACTTGGATTGCTGGAGCTTCGTTGAAGATTAGCTCTGAGTCGTTTCGTTCAAATGGTTGGATGTCTATTGGCCTACCCCAAATTAAGTTATACCCTAACTCGTTATAGCTCGATCTATCTAACGGCTGGCCAGTAGAATTCTTATTTGCAACTCCTACCAAGTAAACGTATCCTGTTCCAGCAGCAGTGTCGTCGTGTACGTTAATAGAAGCAAAGTAGTTGTTGAATCTATCAACTAACTCAACAACCTCAGATTTTACTGGATTGCCTGCTGCGTCTACTACCTCAATCTCAACCTCCTTTAGCAGCGCTAGGTTGTTAGGATTTCCTTTGAATTTGATAACACTCTTTCCACCTCCAATCTTAGTAGGAAAGAAGGAAATGTCGAAGAAATCAGGCGAAGTTTCACTCGAATCAACGACAGCGTATTGGTATTGTGTAAAGTTTCTCCTTAGAAAGGGACGTTGTACGATTGCCATTTACAACTGTTTTTCTAATAAATAGTTGTCAACATCTAATATAGCTGAAATCCTCCTTTCTATCGATAGTAATGATGGTATCCACCATGTCGCGCACCACGTCAATGTGACTAATGATTAGTCCAAACTTGAACGTATCCTTTAGGTAGTTGAAGAACATATGCATTGAGTTGAGATTATTGCTATCCAATACACCTAGTCCTTCATCAATTGCTATAAAGTTAGGCTTTGGTAGGTTGGTGATCTTAATCAAAGCTACACGAATAGCAAGCGAACTAACAAATCTCTCCATTCCAGAAGCTAATTCCAATGGCCACTTATTATCGTCATAGCAGATATGTACATTGATGTTTTTACCGTCAGTCTCAATCTCGATTGTGAAATCGGTTACCTGAGCTAGGATGTTGTTGACGTAGGATTGGATGTATGGTATTGCTTTGCTGATTAGAGAATATGGTATCCCATCACGACCCATTGCTTTTAGGTAATAGTCGTAAGCTATTTGCTTTTCTGATAGCTCTTGCATATGCCTAATGCTCTTTTCACACTCACTAATTACCTTCTCACTAACTTTTACCTTTCCGTGATAGTTTTGAGCCTCCTTATTTAGCGTTTCAGCTTGTTGTTTGGTCTTAGTTGCTTGCTCTCGTAAAACCTTAATAGACTTGTTTAAAGAGCTGTTTGTCTCAATTGTAGCTAAGTTGTCATTGTACGTCTTGATACTCGATTCTACCCGCTCTAATTTAGCCCTATACGTCTGTATTTGGCTATCAATTGACTCTAGTTTGGAATCTAAAACACTCAATCCATTTGTCAACCTTTGCTTCTCAGTCGCTATTCCTTCAAAGTACTTGTACTGCTCTTCGATATCCTTATACTTTTCGACATATTCCTCTACTTGCTTTCTTTCACTAAGGAACTCTGCTACGTGCTTCTTATCCTCATCAAGCTCTTGCTTGGTCTTGATTGCATCCTTAACAAATACATTCTCGACGCAGTACTTGCAGTTAGGATCGTACTCGTGTTCTTCTAATCTCTTAAGCTTATCTAGCTTAGTTGAGATTGTCACTTTATAGTGCTGTAGTTTTGTATCCAACTCAGTTTTACGTGACAGCATCATGCAGAAGTCTGCGTAATTTGATTGTACCTCACCTACATCGGTTTTGTTAAATTCCTGGTCAAGTCTACCAATTTCTGCATTGACTGCATTGATCTTGTCTTGTATTGTTTGTTGGTCATTGATCTTGGACTCAACTTCTTTCTCCAAAGAGGTCTGTTGAGTTTGTAGGTTTGGTAAATCCAATCCATCTGCTTCAGTTGGCTTGATTTGCTCGGATAATTTGATGATTTGATCGTTTAGGTCTTGAATTGCTTCTTGTACCTTTTCATACTCGGCAAACTTATCCTTATACAACTCCTCGTTAGTTTCTAGTGATCGTTGAGCATCTCCTAACGATTGCTCAAAGTCCTGCTTTTCGTACTCTTCTAACAGCACTGTTGTTGTTCTGATTTCCTTGTTTGCTAACTCGTATAGGTTGTCAAAAATCTTTAGGTCCAAAAAGTTTGCTAGCAAATCCTTTCGCTCCCCTTGAGTTTTCTCAATGAAGCTACTGTTGTTACCTTGAAGCGATAATGCTGTTAGAATAAAGTCGTCAAAGGATCCAACATACGATTGTATGATTCGGTTAGTGTCCTTTCTCTGCTCACCATTTAGTAAATGCTTCTGCCCTTCATGGTCAACATACCAGAAATCAATATCCACACGCAATTTTCCAGCCAAAGGTCCCTTTTGGTACCTTGCAGCTCTCTTTTCGATATAGTAGTCTAATCCGTTTAATTCAAAGTTAAAACGACACCAGAAGCCATCTTTCTTTCTATTAAGCACCTGCTCAGCTTTGCTTGCTCTATAGGAGTGGTCAAATAAGCAAAAGCATAATGCATCTAATGTAGCTGACTTACCTGCATGGTTTGGTGCAAACAATCCACATATGCCATTGAGGTTGTCAAATCCAATCACGTTGCCCTCACCATATGAGAACATATTATCAAACTCAAACTTCTTTGGAGTCCATACAACATTACGCACTAATTCGCCTGATATTACAGCTGAGTTGAATCCTTTGTTGGTGCTAATAATCTTATCAACCAACTCCTCCTCTAAGTGGAATTGATCCAAGTACTCCTTTAGTAGCGTCGTTTGGTAGTCTACATTTCTAACATCTAAACCATGCAATGTATCGTCTATTTTAAGACCATTTTGTATCTGACTTTTGTCCATGTTGGTAACAAGCACCTCTCCATTCTTATACTTCTTTCTTACCTCGGCTAGTGCCTTTTTCAGTTGTGCTGGTGATGTGTTGTAAACCTTTGCTCTTACGCTCGTTTTGGATGTGATTGGTAAGTTGTCAGGTACAATTCCGTCTTTAATTTCAAATGTAAAGTATCCGTAGTCGTTTGGAATGTCGAAGTGCTCAACCGTTCTACTCGCCACATCGACGATGGCATACCCATGCCCTTCGTAAGATTCTCCAAAGTTCTGCTGAACAGTACTTCCAGGATAGAATATTAGTGGATTAGCGTCGCTAAGGATTTGTCTTTTGTGAATGTCTCCAAGTAGAACTATATCATGTCCAGCAAAGGTGTCCCAGTCTAATCCATGTGCAATGTTTAATCCACTATCCACCTTACTATTTGCAATAGTTCCGTGGTACATAGCAATTAAAGTATCAGCTTTTCCTATTAACGCATCGGCTAACTTATACTCCTTTGGATCGTCGAGTAACGACATTATGTTGATCATTACGTCACCAATCTTATGAGCACCACTGTCTCTTAAATAAAACAAGTTAGGATGCCCATGTGCTTCAATAATAGGTGTTAAAGCATCTAATCTATTGTTATTGTTCAGATTGGTATCGTGGTTACCACAAATTACTATCGTCGGTCTGATGTCTGCTAAGTTGTTGAATAGGTAAGATACCATGTGAATCAACTCTGGGCTCATATCGGTCTTAGCATGTACAATATCTCCACCAATAGTAATGATGGAATCCTCTGGCAGTTGCTTTGCTGCTTCGAATAATTTATCGAATACCAACTTGTATTCTTTATGGCGCTTCCAGTTACGAATGTGAACATCCGCAATGTGAAGGATTTTGTCAACCTTCTTTAAGCTTGTCTTAACTTTATTAATCATATAGCCATTTTTAACGATATCAAATCAAACAAATCGATTGCAGTTGCCTCATCGACCTTTGGTCTCATATCCACAAATCCTGTGTCATTAGGATCCTCATCTAGTTTAACTAATCGAACATCGACACCATTATTGATAAACGACTCAATAGCCTCTACAGCCTTTGGTAGTGCATCTGGATCGAGTGCTATGTTGATTCGCTTAACGCTTTGTTCAATTATTTTTATTTGCAGTTTACTAAGAATCATCTTACCAAACAACGGAATTGCATTTCTTTTTGTTGATATTGCATCAAATGCACCTTCTACTAAGGTGATTGGCTGAGACCAGTCTATTAGGTTCTCAAATCCGATGATATCCTTGGATACGTCTGGGTTGTTGTGTCTACGACCTGCTTCTTGGTAGAAGCTTCTTCCTGTGAAGAAGTTAACAACTCCATGCTCATCGTAGCTTGGAATGATAACCATTCCTCCATACTCACCAGTCTCGCAGTAGCCTATCTGATACTTGAGAATATCATGCTTAGTCAAGCCTCTTACGTTTAGTAGGTAGTGTAGCGCATTCTTAAAGTGTGGGCTGTTTGGACTCGCTTTCCACATAGGAATGTACTCTTCTGGTAGTGTTAATTGTGTTGATCTAACTTCTGTTAATGGAATACTAAATCTCCTAGTTCCAAGCTCAATTGCCTTCTGTATCAGGTGCTTGGCTGCATTACTCTTCTTGAGCAGGTTAGCTATAGAGCTTCCCTTAGTATTACATACCCAACAGTGAAACTTCTCCAACACAAAGTTCACTTGCAGCTTCTTCTTGTGATGACTGCAAAATGGACAGTAGTATGCAGTTTCTCCCTTATTGCCAGGAGTTCCTGCGCCTAAGTGTCCATCTACTATCTGTTTAAGTTGAGCTTGGTTTATGTCCATAGAACTAACTATACGCCAGATTATTTACAATCCAACCACTCTTGTGGGATTGTTTTATCTGCATATAGAAAGCCGTGTTTATTGCACCAATCAGCATAGGTTGTTGGTGATCCTTTACGAATCTTGTTTTTTGAATTTTGAAATATGAAACGAATGTCTAGCTCTGGATACTGCTTTTTTATTAGCACATGTTTCTTTCTATCTTCTGTAACAAACCTACCTTTAGTTTCTATAAAAATACCATTAGGTAACTTAAAGTCTGGGGTGTAGGTGTGATCTGTTGCTGGTTTGGTGTATTTGATTTTGTGTTTTTCGTACTCACCATTAATGCCTAATCGGTCCAGGGATTCTTGTAAATCCACCTCTAGACCGCTACGATATCCTTTTGCTTTTGCTGCTTGTTTTTTTGTAACCTTTCTTGCCATTATCTGTCAAATTTTACTATTATTGTAGTATCTACGTTATTTGGTAACCGTATTGGTTGCGATAGCTTTCCTGCTACAACCAAGCTACCCTTGTCATTATACAAGCCTATTTGTGATATGTAAGGTCTAAACGCAGATCCTGTTGCAAAATCAGTAAGCTCATATTGATTTGTAGTTGGATTATACTTTTGTAGAGTTGGATTGCCACTAAATCCAAACTCACCTGGAGAGATTGTACAGCTAATTTCGTTTTCGTATATTGTTGTTGTTCCTCTATACTGAACATCACCTACTCCATCACTAGTTGCTGTCGCTGCTAATGTCGGGCTGGTTATTACCACCATTCCATGTTGCGGGAATACATTGCCTACAGTTGCGTATGGGTTATTCAACACTACACTGCTTTGTAAGGACCTCAGTTGATTGTCAGTCAAGCACTCATCAAAAAAGCTCACATTACCAACTAGCAAATTTGCTGTAGTTTTTGTGTAACTACTGCCAATATAAATTGGTGAAGGATTTGCACAATGTTGGTCAACTCCTCCACTTACAAAGGTGTCTGTGGCTGTTGCTAAGTTGCTTGGATCTGATCCAAGATAGAAAGTTGAGCCTGATCGTGCTAGTAAAAACACTTCATTGCTACTATAGGCTGCGCTACTTGAAAAGGACATGGTGGTAAAACCATCTGTTTTTTCAAACACAAGATATCCGTCACTTTGACGATAGGTTAGCTTGTATGGGTAGTTACGTAACGGTTGCGTTGCGACTTCTCCATTCTCCGTTACTCGCCAAGTATTCGATGGTTCGTATTTTTGCAATAAAACACAATCGCCAGTTACACTAGACACGTCAAATGATGCTGCAATGCTGAAGTCTCTACCTATGAAATTGAAAGCTCTATTATACTCCTCAGCATTTGGTTTAATTACAATACTAGACGACTGCTGCAACTTCAGCATAGTACCTTGGGTACTTGAATATTGAACTTGGCATTTTTCAACTTGAACTTCTGATGGGTACTGGTCTGTTGCGTACGATAAAGCGCTTGCAGATGCAAAGGTGTAGTTTACAGTTTGATCGTATTCTCTAGCAACTCTCGAAGGCTTTGTTGCAAATACAACACTACTTGCACTTACTTCTCCGCCTGCATACCATCTACCGTCTCTCTTTACTAGATTGTTATACAAGTCGTTTACGTATACATTTCCATCAATACTAACTTCTAATGTATTTGGAGCTATACCCTCTCCTATATAACGTTGAGGCATTGATAATACGTACGCAATATTGCTTAATAAACGAGGTTGGTTTACAAAGTTGTATGGTCCAAAACTAGCTTTAGTGTTATCGTAATAGTTCTGGTAAAAAAGATGATTGGTTGATCGCCATGCAGAGTCTTTTAACACTCCGTTAGTTGTGTATAAGGTTGCATCTGAATCCAGAGCATCGTTGCCCAACTCTGTAGGCGTTGCTGATAGTTGCAAGCTGTATGTGGTGTATGAATCAGCTCCACTAAAAGCTTTATAGGCTCTGAAGGGCGTAATCCTTACGTCTGATGCATCTAAACTTTTAAATACTCCTGCCATTGTGTATAAATATGTTGATAAAAAGAAACCCTCCAGATTTGGAGGGTCTGTCTCAGAATGCTATTCAGAGAGGGGTTAGTAGTCTAGTTTTACTTTAACTAATGCCTCACGATTAAAAGTCTTCAACAACGGTTGACTTAGCTTAGCAACAGCTAATAGGCGATTTGCATCATCATACATTCCAATAGTTGTGACATACACACTTGGGTTTCTTAGCATAGATGCGTATTTGAAATCTCCATTACTTCCTGTTACAAACGTTGGATTGTTACTAAAGTTGAACTCTTTATTTGTCACACGAACAAAGAAATGGGTTGATGTAATCTTTTCTTCGCTACGAGCTGCGTAGTAGCTAGATGCGCTGATACGAGTAAATAATGATACAGCGTTTTTCACGGTGTTGGAGTTACTTCCTGTGTTGAATTGTGTAGCTGGCACCATTCCTAAAGACGAGCTCAACAAAGTTGCGTTAAACACGTACACGCCTGCATCTGGGTAGAAGAGTCCGTATACAGTCGTACCTACTGTAGTTCCTTCTGAACCTGACATGATGTAGAATATACGACCTGCTTGGTTAATTTCTGGATTTGTATTTGCTCCACTATTGTCGGTGAAGGAGAGGTAGCTTGTCAATGCTGCTGATCCTGTTCCACCCGATCCACTACCAATACGCAATGTCCAGTTACCTGGATCTAGCTTTTGCTTGAAGCGAGAGCGAGCAACGTTTATTACAAAGATATCGTTAGGGGTCGATCCACTGATAGTAAAGGCTGTATCTGATGGTGGAAGTAATAGGTTACGATACTGTCCGTATACGGCTCTTGTTGGAGTATCGTTTACGTTCTGACCTACTGTGTTTGTATCTCCTACTGATCCGCTACCTACCCTATTTCCATATGCAATTGCAAATTGGATTGCCGCATTGGTGTCTGATGCAGGATTCTTGTGGTACACGTTTGTGTAATAATTACCACTTTGTGAGATTTGAGTAGATGATGTGAAAAACCCAACCCCAGTGGCATAGCCTCCTGATAGTGGGTTAATGTTTTCAGACCATAGTGGTTGACTCACTGTTTGGATATCTCCTACTACGATATCGTCTGCTCCGAAGCTTTTATATATGTTTGCCATTTTGTACTTTTATCTCTTTATTATCTTTGTCCTACGTCAGCTAACAATGGTACGTTTACTGTAATAGTAACTGTTTTAAATCCGCCAGTTTCATTTCCAATTAAAGTCAACAAACAAGATTTAGCACCTTGGCCAGTTGTTCCAGAAGCTGCTTTAATCTCGAATGATTGGCCAACTCGCGTAATAGACTTACCAGCTGTTGTTATTCCTGTAGCCTCATCATCTAAGAAGTTTGTTACTGAAAGTGCATTGTTTACTGCTGCTCCTGATCCTGGTGCCATTGTTCCAGGTGTTCCACCAACTACTTCCAAAGTAGCTACCGTGTCATCTGAGATAATTGCTGTGTATCCAAGGGTTGAGTTACCTCCAGCAAAGTTCGTCACTGCAGGTGTGATTGTTTCTCTTTGATTTGCTGATGTAATAGAAACTGTGTTTCTTCCAATTGTCACTGCTGGGATTCCTGTTACATCCTTTGGTAAGGTTACCAGCTTATAGCGCATTAGTTGCGTTTCGTCTGGTAGTGCTTCTACGATTGGCATAGCTTCAATCACTGCTCCATAGTAGTTTGATCCTAAGGTATGTGATGGATTCCACAAATCGTAATCAATTTCGTCATCTGCTACAGCAAACTTTGTAATGTTTAGCTGGCCTCCTGATGCAAGGATCTGTCTTCCTTTGTTAGTCAGGATAGCATCTACTGTGACTGTTGAGTTATCTAAATATCCCATTTTGTATTAGTTGTTTTGTATAAATATGTCAATTATCTAAAAGTAAAGGTTCCATTTGTATTTGGATTAACAGCTATCACTGGAGATGGTCCTTCTATAATAGATATCACCGGTCCTCCGTCAATTGTATCTGAACTATCTTCATTCCAATCTGTGCTTATTAATTTTGATCCGTTGTACTTTTGGTTCTTTTGTCCAGTGGCTGCATTGTCGCCGCAGTGGTAATCTTGTACCGGTGCGTATTGAAAATGCTTGACAACTAGATCATCGATTGCAAATCCACCATTAGTAAAGCTTCCGCTGGCTCGAATTTCGACATATAGGTCTGAATTTGCTCGTGGACCTACGATAGTTTGCGTAGGGATGGAGGTAGTTGTTGTTGTTGTAAAAGATCGCGTTAGTTCTGGGGTTGTCGTCGATCCTGATGTTCCAAACCATACAGACATTGTTGCACTTTGCACTACTGTGGTAGCTTTGTAGCTAAACGCAACCGTACTGTAATCCGCCTGATTGTTTCTTGTTGTGAAGGCATTAAACCAAGCAGATCCGGTCGATATTACCGCTGCGCTGGTTGCTCCTATTCGGTAGGTTAGCGTATTTCCTGTATCCAATCTCCAGTAATGATTGGCGTTGGAGTAAGTTGATATTGATTGAGAAGTCGTCAATACCCTCAATCCTAAGGTACCTACGATACTGTTGCCTGTAGACGGATCCTCATTAACGTCTTGGACGTAACCACTATCTAGTATGTATATGCTGGGTGGGTTATCTGAGAAATTTCCTTTACTTGCGTAGATATCCGTTCCATTGTAAGATACGCCAGCGTCCGCTATTAACATAGTCTCAGACTTTCTACTATCTAGAACGGTTGTTTGAATTGGATCCCAGTAATCTCTAGAATTAGCTCTGCTATAAGTCCAATCTTGATCACCAGAACCAGTCTTATACCAATTGTAGAAGTCATATTGCGATCCTTCAATCTTTGGTCGTCCATAAGACGTCTCATCAGCACGTACTGTGCTATATAATGATCCTCCTGTTGACCTTTGCTCTCCTACTTGACTGTTATTGAATTCGTTTTGCAAACCTCCTACCGTTAAAGTAGTTTCAGTGCTTACAGATCCTTCTGCTTGTAAAAAATAATCGCCAACTGGTGTAACGTATTGTTGGTCTATTTCCGCATCCCAAACATAGTTAGCTTGTCCTCCTCCTGCAGCATCTTGCACCTCTCCTCCCGGTGTCTGCGTCTGATCGGGTATGTTGATTGCACTTTCGTAAGAAAGGTCTTCGATTGTTGGCTTTTTGGTTGCAATCTTTGGACGGTGCAAAACGTGAGGTTCTACTACCAATCCAGTTTGCAAGTTTGCTCTGTAAGGTACAAATTGTTTTACTAAGCTGAATAGAGCTCCGTCAAAGTTGCTTAACAATCTGATATAGGTTTGTGAGTTGAACCTTGCTCCCTCTCTCCACCCATACTTTTTAAAATACTCACGTTGGACATCTTCCAATGAGTCGTAAGAAGATTCGTAGATATCAGCATAACTTCCAATGTAATCGTCTAAGTGGATGCCTCCAAATTGCTCAGCAATGTCCTCATTTACTTGATCGGCTGTTGATAGATAAACTCCTAATTTTGGACTGTCTGTTGGTTGAGAATCTTGCAATCCCTTTTCCGTTTTTACATTCCAGTATAGTTGGTCGCTTGGCAAATACGTCTCATCTACTCTTATCTTGTTGCTAATTTGACGATTTCCTGCAATATCTGGCCATGGCGTATAGTTTGATTCTGCTATTGGCGTCCAATACGAGCTTGTGTTTGCATTAAACCCAATAAAAGCAGTTGGGGCTGCCCAGTTGGAATTTTGATTTGGTTGCGATCCTGATATGTACTCCGAATCAGGTCTCTTCAATAAGAAATTAATAATTTGATTTGGAATTACTCCCGATGAACTAAAGTATAGACTCGGGTATCCTCTATTTTGCGTATGTACCCACCTACCGCCTGTTTTTACGTTAACTGCATAAAACCCAAGCATGTGCGCAGTTGTATTTGTTTCTGGGGTTGTTGTTAGTTGCAACCCTCCTGATACTGCTAATGGATATACTAAGGTATTAGGACCTGGTTTTGTGTTTAACTTGTCGATCCATCTACCACTATCATTATCGTTGTCTGGCCAATTAGACCACCCAAATCCAATTGGGTGATTTGAAGGAACTCCGTAAGTTCCAGTTGCCTTAGAACCAGAAAAGCTAAAAGAATTGGCTGGGGCTGCTGATCCTGATAAGATCGGCCAAGTTGTTCCTCCAGATCCAGTTAAATTTGCTATTGTTGAATCGTTTCCAATTGTATGTACTGTGTATCCTGCATCAAATAAGTCTAGCGCTAATTTCATTTGGTTGGTAGTTAAACCAAAATTGTACATATTGACAATGTACAAGTCATATCCGGATGGGTAATCGGCAATATTTGACGATTGGGACATTGATGCTGTGTTCCAAGATGCTGTAGCGAATCCACCACTCACCAGCATTGGCGTGTTGTAGTTTGTTAGAAACTGATTGGCTGTAATGATGCCACTAGCCGATATAATAAAGCTCGTATAACTTGATGACGATCTTGTCGTATCTAAATTTGTTTTTTTATTATCCGTTCCTAGATTTAATCTAAAGTTGAGATCGTTAAAACTACTAGTTGCACCAGTCCAGTTTGGGTTTGCGTAGTTTGCACCTACAATTGTTGTTGGGTTTAGTGTATGGGCATAAAAAGGACTTTGCTCTAGGTTTAGCCCTAAAGGTTGAATAAGCGTTGAACCAGTTGATGGTACCGTTCCTTCTACAGCAAACTGGTTCCAAAACCTCACTTCTTGAATACTTCCACTGAAGCTTGCTGTTGTTTGAGATCCAAAACCTCCTGGTGTACTGGAACTACCTATTAGCATCCATCTAAAAGTATTTGGAGATCCGGTATAACCCCAGTAGGCAAATGCGCGGGCATTACGGTATCCGTCTGTACCAAGCGTGTCGCTAAAAGATCCTGTGTAAAGTACGCTAGCACTATATACTAGTGGTGTTTCGCTATAGGATGTCTTTTTACCAGCATATATTTCATAACTACCAGTCACTCCCACTCCTAACACCGCACTTCCCGTTCTTCGCAAATACAATGTAATCCAATCTCCATCAAATAACGTTTGGCTATTTGATGATGTTGGTATGTATAGTTTTAATGATTGAGATGTAACTATGTAATCTTGGCCGGTTCCTCCAATATACTCAACAAAGTCACCACCACTATCTCTACCGACGTCTAGTGTACCATACGGATTAGTTAGATTAGTACCATATGCATTCTGAAAGGTGCCTGCTGGGTCCCAGTCTGGTCCTACAGAACCACTATACCATGCTGCTAAGTTGTACCGTCGAACGCTGCCAGAAAACGGTGCGGCTTTGAAACGCAGTTCTAGTCCCACTGGTGCATTTGTAGATCCGCTTGATAGCCAAGGCACTGCAATGTACGATCCCGATGTAGTCGTATCACCAGCTCCAACGTTTAATGCATAATAAAACCTATCATGGTTGTAAGTAGAACTTGTATCAAAGTCAGGTTCAGGTCCTCCAAATTCTCTTATTCGTAGAATCGTAGATGGCAAACCAAAGCAGTTTATTAACGCTCTTAATCCTCTCTCCGTACCTCTCGTTCTCATTAAGTACGGAAGGTTGTTAACAATACGCTTCCACACCTCTCGAGTACGATCTTCTGCTGATAGTTTTAATTCGTTGTCGTAGCTTCCTGATGAGTTGAATCCTAGAGTGTACGTCCATAGGTCGTTGAATGATTGACCATTATCAAAATCCGCTCCCAAGCTTTGAGCTACGTGATACACTAAGTCCTTTGCAAAGCCTTCTGTTAAGTTTTGGTTTCGATTATATATCTTTGTAAAGTGATCGACGTACCCATATTGCACATCAAAAAAGTGACCTATCATATCCACTAAAACTAACGCAGTCTCGTTGGACTCATCCTCTAAGATGTGACTTGGCACTAACGATGATAATTTGTGTGGATTGTTTTGATCGTATACACTTGCCGACTCATAAATGCCTGTCAGCCAATTCTCTACTTGAACCGTATTTGATCCATAAAGCGTGTAAGGTTTTGTTGAGGTAGACTTTGGCCAAGCCATATCTAAAAACTCACCAAAACTATTTGATACGTAGCTTGACGACTCGTGGTACAGGTAGCGTTCAAATCCATCAAACGCTCCTTTAATTGTGTCTATCTTAGCTCGATACGTCTGTTTTTGTGTAACGTAGTATAGGCTGGATGTTAGGTCGCTGTTTGCTAATCCAGTTAGGTCTGTACTGACGGAGTCAATTATACTTTGGTAGTATTCAATCTTCTTAATTTTCTCTGTGAAGTTGAATAATCGATTGTAAGCACTTCCAAAGTGAACAAAGTTTTCAAATCGCGTGTAATCCACGTTAAGAGCTATACCCTCTACCATAGATTGCGAATATGCTGTATCGATTATGCTCGAACTTGCGTAAGTAAGAATACTATCCCAGTTCTTGTATCCAGTTGACTGTTGTAACGATCTCTTAGCGTTTACATCAAAGTTAGGTCCAGCAATACGCTTTCTCTGTTTTACCTCCGATTGCGGTATTACTATGACATTTTCTGTAATAGGTTCGCTTATGTTTTGAGTTACCCATATGAAGTCGTCCACAGATAGGACATTAGGTAATGGCTCAATGAGCTTGAATATTATACTATACGGAGCTACTTGGATTGTAAACTTATCTTGAATATAGTCGAATACCTTCACCGAATCTTGTTGCGTCCAATACACTCTTAGGTTTGGTAGTATGCTAAGCTTATCTAATTCAAAAAATCCAGTTGAGAAGAAGTCTTGAAATATTACATCACTGTTTGCAGACTTTCCTTGTGCATTTATGTCGATTAGTGCTGGTACAGCTCTAATTTCTTGTCGATCGTTTGAAATTTCTTGGATCTGCAATTTAGCTCCTTGAGCTGCTCCTAAGTAATTTCTAATTGCAACTAGCTCTACTGTAAATTCTCCTGCTAGGTAGTTGTAGTTTTTTAGCTGTTGCTCAAGATCAATTGCAATAGCACCATTTTCTACTGCAAAGTCTATTGCAGGTCCATTTGGTGTCGGTAAGGTTTCAAGCAACTGCCCATTACGACCATAAACATTCAGTACAACATCGTCTATTGGGTAGTCAAACGGTTGCTTTAGTTTGTAGGTACCATATCCCTGTGGTGATACGACTAGGTTTGGCAATGCTAAAGGCTTTGCCATTGTAGTACTAACCTTGCTAGGTTTTTCTTGTAAAAACGATACTTGCTTATCAGTCGGTTTCTTTGCCATTGAATATAAATATAGCTAAGTTACTTTCTAGATATTTCTTGAATCCACTTATTAGCTTTTAAAATAGGAGTCCGGTACCGGTGTGATAAAGTAACTTGGTTGGTTGGGAATTGAATCATCTAAATTAACAGTACGTAGAGTTTCACGACGATTTGAAATAATGCTGTTTTCTGGTATAAAGAACGTCGGTTGTGTTTCAATACGGCCGTATTCGTTATCATATAGCGATAGCTTCATTTGGGTTACTGCGATTTTTGGACTGTTAGCTTTGTAAAAGGCCCCATTTACGTTAACTTCATCAAGATGCTCCGCGTACAGAGTGTCTTGGTTCCATGTGACTGCTCCTCCGTTTTGAGGACTTGCGTTAAAGTATGCACGAGAGTTGTGGTTCATAGTTACACTAACTTGCAAACTCCTTGTACCTTTAGGTATGCTAAAACCACTTCCAACTGCAAAGAAAGCTTGTACGCCTGTATCCGATAAGACTTCCTTAGGAGTGTTTTGCAGTCCATAATACGATTGATCGTATTGAGCTACTCTACTTGTGATATAGTCTACATTTGCTTGTTCCGATCCAGGCCCTACTTCGCATATTTTTTTATCTTGGTAGTATATTGGAGTTTTTTGTGAGAGGGTTGCAGTATTGGCAAATAATCGTTGTAGATAGTGCGATAGGAAAGCTAGTTCTTTGGTAGCAAATAGGTCATTTTCGCTTGGTCCTTGTAGGTTTGACAACTCTACTGGTGGTTGATTCTCTCTTATAGCCGTTATCTTTATGTTTGCCGTATTGTGTGTCTTTGGTATTAAGTTGATTCGAGTCACATTTGATGCCACTAACTTAGGAAACGATTGATCATTTGCAAACAGCTCCAACGATTTTGCACTCATTACAAATGTATTGTATCGAGGAATTTGTCCATCAACTGCCGATACTATGCTGCTGATAAAGGTTCCTCCTGCATTAATGTACGCTTCCTTGGCTAGTACGTATCGGTCTAAGAATGAACCTAATCCTGGTGGTATTGAATTGTATGCTAAGTTAAATAGATCTGGATCTGCTGGTACTTGATTCTCTTCGTTGTTTGTCGATGTAATAATCTCATACTCATACTTATCTAAACCAGCGCCTATGTAGCAAAAAAACCTACCGACAATATTATCTATTCCCACAACTCGACCATCGATGTGATTCTTGTAATCGGATAAATCAATGGTTTGCGTTAGTTGAACTGTTTGAGGTTCTCCATCTTTTTCAAATCCCATTGCTTCGCGAGTAAAATAGGTTGGAGAAACTTTAAAAGCGCTTTGCAACCCATTCTTGTTTTCGTTTTTGTTATACTCATCAACATACTTCATTGATGGAAAAAAACTTGCAAACTCCTCATAAGGATGCTCGTTTTGTATTAAACTTGGTTTCAGATTTTTCCACAAAAATGCCCCATCTGCGTTAGCAAAGTTTATATCTTGAAAATATCTCTCAAGATTCGCCCAGTTTGCATCTTTTGTGAATTTGAATGGCACTGCTGGTTGTATTTCTATGTAGTTGTCTTGCGCATCCTTTGTCGTTATTAATCTTTCAATTGTGCCAAAGTTGTTGAAGTATGTGGTGTTTTGGTTGAACTCACTTACGGTAATTTTATCATCAGCTGTCCAACCGTCTGTACCTGCTTCGCCACATCCATTTGTTATTAAGTTTCTGTAGTAGAGGGGATATCTAGTCGCATCCACAATCTCTAGTGTAAATGCTGCTGTTGTTGTTGTGCCGTATTGATTTGTAACCTCACAAACATACTCCCCAGTCAAGCCTACGCGGGATTGCTCGTCTGTAAATCTTAGCGAGCTCGTTCCCTTACCATTACCCACATTATTTGCTACAAAGATCTCACCTCCATTATACTTCCAAACGTACCTCAAATCACTTACAACGGTAGGATCCTCTGTGTTTGATGGATCTAATGCTAATACGTTTATAGTAAAACCAATTCCAACTACCAACGATACTACGTTATTTACCGCTGTTACCTTTCCGGGAATGTTGTTTTTTATATACTTAAACTGGAAAACGTTATCTACTGGCTGACCTATAATTATAGGTAGTTGTTGACGCTTTCGCTTGAGTTGAAAGTTTTCTTCGTCCGTACCTCGTAGTAACGTCTTTTGTGTGCTTATTTCATACTGCTTTATCACAATGTACTTGTTAATTTGTAGTTATACATAAATACATCTCCGTTGCTACTATCGTTTACAATATCCAATAACCCTGTGACTGGTGTGTTTGCAATGACTTGGATGTAGTCTATAATATTGTCTCCTGGTTCCTGAACTGTCACATATCCTGGAGGGGCTGGTTGATATCCTTCGTTGTTTTTGAGATCTGTAAGTTTTTGTAGGATGTCGTCAAGAATTGTCGTTCCTATGTCTGTGGACCAGTTTTGCACTTTATTGATCATAGTACGAATGGTTCCCACCTCAGCATACGCACTGCCATCTATCTCATCTGCAAAGTCCTTTAGAGCATCTTTATAGTATTCACTAAGCCCACTACCGTCAATCAGTACAATTATCTTATCCTTTAGGTTTGGAATAGCTATCTCGTGATCTTCCAGGTTCCAAACTGGGACTTGAAATACCTGCTCTATTGCTGTAGGAACAACGTATACGTTTCGTGCACCAGTAAAAGACTTTGCTGCAAACTCGTACGATGACTGTTGAGCGTTTTCCGGTATAAAGTCTGCAAAGGTCAGCTTAATCTGCTTTCCAGCCATGAAGGTTTTTGTAGTGCTAGCAATCTTGGTTAGGGTACCACTCTTCCAATGAAGTAAGTCGAAGGTCACTTTGAGTGTATTTGCAAGTGGTAGCCGTCTATTATCATTTAACGTATTTGATATTTGATTGTAGTAATCGGATTGTATCCACTTTCTTAAATCTAACGTAGTTTGTGATACTTGCCTGTTTGCCGCATTTGTCAAGTAATTAGCTACGGAGCCAGAGTCTGATATTGCGACATCTCGGATTGTTAAGGGTTGTGGTGTTGTTTTTGTAATCCCCTTTCTTTTAAATTGGGATGATGGATTTGCTAAACTTACGGTTATGTCGCTATTGAGTTGATTATAGTAGCGGCTATTTAAGTTTTCTATAGGTTGCTCAAAGGCTGTAAAATAGCTGTCTGTTGAAGGAGATGTCTGACCTGTAGTCAAATCTGTCTCTAGTACGTTTATCTGCGCTTCCCACTGTTGAGTAGCATTTCTCCAATCAGTAGGCGATACCCACGATGGGATCGATCGGTTTAGTGGTAATAAGTTTACAGCAGCTTCATAGGTAATAGCTCTAGGCTTTTTTGTATTACCTAAGTATTTTGATAAAAAGCTGGTGTTGTACTGAAATATTGAGCCTAGGAGTGTTGCTCTTGTGTCATAGTCCATCTGCTGACGCACTCTCTTAATGTTGTTTGCAAAAAGGCTATTTCCCTTTGTTAAGCCATCATTTGATACAATTGGATTTGTAACAAAAGTAAAAGCAGTCGCCATTACTCTAGACAGACTTGCGTCTAAAAAAGCCTTAGTTATTGTTGTATTTGCATCATACCCACTTTTGGTTCTAATTTTAGCTAATGCATAATCCCCTCTCTCAATTAACCCTTTCTTATACACCCTCTCATACGATACCATCTCCAATAGACGACTTGAGTCAATTGCTGTTTGTTCCGTCTCTTCAAATCTAATTGTGTTGAGCTCAAATTTCAAACTAATACGCACTTTGTTTGTACGAGAGTTAAGCTTATCGAATACCAACTCACGTTGCTTAACAACTTGACCGTTGGTGTAATACCTACTCTCATTACCGTAAAGTTGTTTGAACGTCTTTGCTATCTTAGCAACAGGGTCCTGTGCTGATGCTACTACAAATCCATCTGCTGTAGCTGCGGGTTGTGTATCGAGATTCCTTACTACCTCGGTTATTGGGTCTACGACGTTTGCTGAAGTTGTTTGTGTTTTTTGCCCTGTTCGTGGATCGTAAATTGTACTAGCTAATAGCTCATTGTCGTAATACTCTTGAATATATACGGTGAGTGTTTCATCTACAAAAGGAAGACCTGATAACAACATGTTTTCTAGCGTTAGTCTAGGAGCTCCTGTGTAGTAGTTGCCACTATTACCACGTTCTTCGGTAGTCAGTACATCTTCTGTTGGTATTGTGCTTGATACGCTGTTGCCTAGATAGCACGCAAAGTACGCCTTTACACCGTCAATGCCCCAAATCTTTCCTGCAATGTGATCTTGTATTGTTGATAGGTCTAAATCTTGATATGCTACTACAACTTTTTTTCCGTCAGCTGCACCGTAGGTGAGATAGTTGCGAGTTACGTAACCTCCTTGTCCAGTACGCAATGGCTCAAGGGTATACGGAGTCCCATCATCTAGCCTATCGATTCCCACATAATCCACCGTATCGATTTGAGGCTCAAACATTTCTGGGGCAAATCCTGTGTTACTGATGTTTGTTATCTTCTTTAGGTCAATTATGTGTTGTAAATCTTTTGGAGTTTGCGGGGTGATTAGTGGTCTTTTTAGAATTTCACCAATTGCATTAGTCCATCCGCTGGTTCCGTCTGTGAGCGTTGGGTTTACAACTATATTTTTACGAAAAAAATCTGTTTGTTGCGAGTATGGATCAAATACTTGTAGTAATATTGGATTGGTAGAAGTTACACCAGAGTCGTTTGCAATTGCACATACATATGTGCCTGCTAAAGTAGGTCGTAGGCTCTCAATCGTCAATGCATTGCCATCAACTACCAGTCCGTCAATACCTTCATCAACGTCTGTAGGTATCTCAACTCCATTGAAAGTCCATGTATAATTTAACCTCTCACTGTCTTGTAGGGTTGTTGGAATGCCATTTTCTACGTTAAGTGTATCTGGTTGTTGAGCATTTACTCTTAGTACTATTGCTGTCCCTTTTGCTACTATCACAGCTCCGTCGTCATTTTGATATAGGGCTTTTTGGCCATCTACCCAGTTAACAGAGTTGTATATTTTAGGTTCGCTAGCTTCTAATATTGGGTCTACTATTATTGGCGGTAGATTAAGCTCATACGGATACAAAGCATACTGCGTTAAGTTTTCATCAAACGTTGAGCGTTCAACTAAAGCGCTAGTAATGCTACCGGACATTGTAGTACTAACCCCATCTTGTAAGTCTACAACCAGCTTTGTTGCTGGAGTCTGGGATGTTGCGTCCTTGAGGTATCTGTAAACAGTTGGGTCGACCATATATGCTATTTAAGGACCTTAAAGATCCAGTTCTTATCATAAATATAGGTCTCTTGATTTTGTGTTTGCGTCTTAATTAATACTTTGTAGTAACGATCGGCATGTAGTTGATCTAAACTTATCTTGAAATAACTTCCATTAGAATCAGCACTTACTTTTGTGTAGGTTGAATCAAAGTCCATTACAGCTTCGTTTGTATGCGCATCTACTAAGCTATAGTAGCTTGATGATGGAAGTTGATAGGTTGTTAGGTAGTTACTGCTTGTTGCAAATGTTCTAGTTGGATACTTTGGCCTAGCTGATAGGTTTATTCTAACAATACTTCCGCTAGCGTATTGAGATTGAAGGTTTGTTATGTTTACAACTGCTTCGTCTGTAAAATCTACTACGGAATGTGATGTGTGATAGATTGCATCGTCGTACTTAACCTCTATTCGCGGTTGGTATATCGTATGCGTATCTTTGCTAAAGAAACGTAGGCTGCTGAACACGTTACTGCTTGACTCATCTTGATCGCTCTTCTTTACAATGAGACCATCGTTGTTGATTGTACCGCTGATCCAAGCTAATGCTATGTTGGTGATATCCATGTATACATCAGCAGTTTCATAGCTAAAGCTTTGTGATGCTGTTGAGGATGTATACCATGTACCTCCTCCTGGATTGTTTACCCAGCTACCAGTTGTTGTTGCTGCAAAGCTGGATGTTGTCCATGCTGATCCTGTGTCAGTTGTGTTATTTCTGTATACCCAAGTAACTCCATCACTTCCAGTTGGTAAGCTGCCGTATCTTCCGGTTCCCATATTCCAACTTTGTGAAATCGGATAGGCATATATGGTATAATCTACTGGTATCTCTAATGGTTCAGTTGTGTAGAGCTTTAGGAAAAACTTTGGATTAGTCGCTCCAGCTACAGATGACGATAATTCGGTTGTATTAAACTTTAATACAATTCGTGAATTATATTGCTGACTGTCTACCTCCGTTTTCTGTAGCTCTATTACCTGATCAAGTCCAGTATTTAGTTTGCTGTACCTTTCGTAAATTGTAGCGTCGCTTATATTGTATATTGACTTGATCATCTTAGTAGTTTGTTATACGACCTTGTATATCGGTGTTTGGGAATTTAACTTCAAATATAGACGGATCCAAGCTTGGGTATATTATGCCGTTTCTAGTTGCTGCGTTTATGTCGTAGACGATTCCACTATAACCTAATGACTCATCGTCTAGATTAACAATCCTTAAAGAGGAAACGCTTTGCACTCCATCCACATTAAATAATTCGTTGTATAAATCGCTAATTACTATTGGTTGTGAGATTTGCCATCTATCAATATCGAAATACCTTTTAACCACGGCTATAGCGTTTAACAACACCTCATTTGCATTGAAGTTAGGCAACGGAATAATGTCAAACTTGATTCCTATGTTTATTACATACGCATCTCTAATGTTGATGCTGTCAGTTAACATTTTATATTGACTTAGGTACGTCTTTACATTCTCCTTTACTGCTCTATTAAGAGTTGTGCAATTTTTGTTTGAATCGTATCCTAATAGATATAAATTCAAAGCTAATGGATTGGCTACTGTATCTAAAACTTCACTTGTTCCAATGTTTTGTTGTTCGTCTGGCATTATGAATGCCTTTGCAGCTGAGCCGTATGTGGATGGCATGCTGTATACACGCATGATGTAATCCTCTCGTGTTACAGCTCTATTTTGCGATGCAAATTGTGCTAGTGTGTTTTGTCTAATCTCCTCTACGGTCTCTTCGTTACGCCCACCGCTTGCTGCTTCAGGATTGTTGATTGCAATGCTCTGTAGTATTGCATTGTTTAGAGTTGGTGTTGTAAGCGGTAACGACGTTTCTGTGGTATCTGTGGATATTACCGTGGTGATGCTATTAGATGGTACATTAGCTTGCGTACCTCCTCCTACTAGGTAGGTCACTGTTAACGTTGTATTTGACGGCACAAGTCCGTATGTGCTTGTGATCAGCGGATTGGAAGGGTCTAAGCTATAGTCCAAATCCTCTTTTCCGTTTGGTAGGATCAATCCTATCTGTTCCGGGGTTGCTAGTAGCTCCTCGTCAGGGTTTGATGACGTGCCTGCTCCAAATTGTACCTCTAGTCCATCTTCAGTTACACGCACAACATACCTACGTGGCACCTTTTTTAACTTTAATAACCATGGTGTTTCTGAGCTGTACGTTGCTGATTCTGGGTCGTTGAATGTGGTGTTTTCTACTCGCTCAAAGATAGTATCCTGTGCAAGATATGGTACCTGTGTCCAGAGATTCCCATCTGCGTCTGTGATGCTTTGTATTCCTATAATAGGATCTGTAGCGTCCTCTACTGCTAATTTTAAGAATCTCGTTGAACTATCTATTGTAAAAGTTTGTGTTTTTGTTCTAGCGCTAATAGCCTTGACGGTCTTCTTTGCTAAGTAATAGTTGATAGCTCCAGTACCGGCATCGTAGCTGTACACTGATATCTCGGTTGGAGATTCTTTGGTATCAATTGTAAAGTCGAGGTTGGTTGTTGTTAAAAAATTTACCCCTAGCTGATCGGCACGTACTTCCATACCTTCTTTAATTTTTAACCCGTAAGAAAGGTCTGGTGCTGTGTTCGTTCCTGTTCCTGTTGGAGGTAGCAACTGAAATACATCCAGGGCTACTATTGATGGTACCGATAACTTAGGTATGTAGCCAAAAGCTCCTGCCATTGCTAACAAGTTACGCTTCTCTTGAGCGTACTGTAGAAAGTTTTCTCTAAAATTATAGTCGGTGTAATACGACATTACATCTCCTACATACGCTGCTAAATCTACAAACAAGCTTCCTGGTGAGGCTTCGTTGAAGTCTGTGTACGTATCAGGATAGTATGCTTTTGCAAATTCAATTAACCCCTGCTTAAAGGAGTCGAAGTCTCTACCTACATACTTAATATCTGTTTGTTTGTTTATGAGTTTAGCCATTTGTAGTTTCAATTAGTATCGCTCTACGATCCAATCCTAATTCACTAAGGCTTATTGTCAACTGCACAAGCAGTTTGTTTTCGTCCGGTTTAGGTGTGATGTTAAGCTCATGTATAAATATGTAAGGTAAAAAAGTTGCAAAGTTTTGTTGTATACGATCTCGTAAAACTTCAATAGATTGATCAGTTAGTTGTTCGAATAAGGTTTTTCTTAATCCACATCCAAATTGAGGCAACATTGCTCTCTCTCCTGGCTCAGTCTTTAGTAGGTTCTTTGCGTTAGCTACTGCTTGATCAATCGATAAGTAATTCTGTTTAAACCTAGCACCATGGCTATCGTTCATAGGAAGATCGAGACCAAGTGCTACGTTAGTCTCTAGATCAACAGGGTTTACTTGTATTATATACGCCATTAGGGTCTAAAGTTGCCAGTGCTCAGTTCTTCCGATCTCTTCAACAGTGCAGAGTAGTCTTTTACAAAGGCGTTTGTTGATGCGCCACTCACTCCCATAAAATCAGGATTTGGCTCTTCAGAAATCTCTTCTCCAAATCCTTGCATATTCATTGCTGTTTCATTAAGCAAATCTCCTAGAGCACCTCCTACATTAGTAAAAGGTTCATCTAAGGTTACCAAAGGAGTTGTTCTTTGTTGAGGATAGAGTGGTGGTCTTGAAGTTGCTTGACTTGCTTTAGCAGGCACTCTTCCTTCGTTAAGTTTTTTCATCTCAGTACGTACTGCTGTTTGTACTTCTTCTCGAATAAGTTCACGCAGCATCGATTTAAACTGACTCAATTTCATAATATACGTTTTACATAAATATACGCACTTTAGATATATCCTTGAAATGGAAACGGAGGAATTGCTAAAGATGGATTTGGAGTGCACAATCCGGTCATTAATTGTACCTGCCCTTCAAATCCCTTAGACATTTGCTCGGCAATTCCAGCTGCTGTAGTGTACTCATTAGGATCAATTGGTTTAAAGGGTCCTATGTTAAGTACCGTAAAGGTTGTATCAACTGGGTTTTTCCAGGTAAGACCAGTCCAAAACAATCGCGATGCGAGTCCAAATACAAAAGAAGCAGCGGCTGCGTCAATCTTGCGACGTGCTTCTGCGTCTAATTTACGTCTAGCTTTTTCCTGCTGTTGGTTTTTTAACCTAACCTTTCTTTCCTCAATAAAGGTGCCAACTGTTTTTAGTGCTGGGTCTATTATCGTTTGCTTAATGAAGGCAATAAGCTTGTCTACTCCTCTTTTGAAGAGCTTGATCATCTCTCCAACAACACTAACACCCTTTCCTAACTGCTCTCTGAAGAATAACAAAACGCTATCTTGAGTATCCGCAGGTATTTCGTCTTGTAGATTTTTAATTTTTGACCTGGTCTTTCTGAGAAAGCGATTTTCTCCTAAGAAGAGGTCTGTGTTAAAGTCTATTATGTCAAATATACCCAGTGGTAAGTTTGCAAAATCAGTTATTGTTTTTGGTGGAGTTGTAAAGAATCCTTTAATTTGGTCAATCCTATCCTTAATATCCGATGTCGCAGAATCGAGAGCTCTTTGTTGCAGTAAATCTAGCCTTTCATTTATGTAATCCTTAAAGGTCTTTCCATCTTCCCTTACTTCCTTCATCTCTACTACCATTTCCTTAAAGAATTCAAAAATTTGCTCATACACCTTAAAATCCTTTATTTTACGTTTTAGGTGTAACGTTGATTCTGCGACTTGCTGCTCTGTTTTGCGTTTTGTCAATATTTCCCACTGGTTGAAGTACTTAAAAAAGTCAAGAAGGTCACGTTCGTTTGCTGATATGCTAAGTTGTCTCGTTGATCCATCTGTAGGAGCAAGCCTGTTAGTAATCTTTAATCCAGCTTGGATCATCTTTGCAAACAAAACGGCTGACTTCGCTATAAGCTGCGCTTTGATCTTCTCATCCTCCAACTCAACTCTTTCTTGATCAACTTCTCGTTTTTTAGATTGTATCTTTTTTTGTGTTGGATTGAAGTTTGTAATTTCAGCTATGTAGTCTGTTACGTCCTTTTGGAGCTTCTTTAATTTACTTATAGCTTCATTCTTATACTTCTCAACATAGTCCTTCCTCAGACGCTCAATAAGCTCACCTAGCCAATTGAAAGCATAGGTGAATTTGTCCAGTATCATAGCAGCTGTTACCTTTCTTGCTTTTTTAGGCTTGACTGGTTTGGTTTGTTTTTTGTTAGATCGTCTAGCTGTTGAGCCGTCTCTTTTAGGAGGATTATTTACACTATGCTCTAACGATGGCAAGTCTTGTAGCAAGATTTCTTCAATTGCTTTTAATAGCTGCTCGAACTTGTCTACCGGTTGTTTGACTTTTGCCAGTATTTGAGGGCTTGTTAATTTTACACTTTGTAGTATTTTATCTAGTGCAGTTTTTATTACATTGTTTGTTATTTTAAACTGCTTAAATATTAAATTAACATCTATACCTTGCTCAGGGCTTTGGTTTATTTGATCCTTTATTGCTTGTATACCGTCTTTTGCTCTTTGTAGGATATCTTGCTTAATTGTCGTGTTCCAATACTCCTTAAATTCGTCAATCAGTAATGTGATTTTTGTAGTTATCGTCACTACCGTGTTTAGTAATTTTGTAAAATATCCAACTACTTTAATTGCAAATTTTACATCCTGTGCTACAATCTTCAACTCCTCTTTAAGACGTTTCATTGAGTCTCGCTTTGCTTTCTTTTGTCCACCTTTTCGCTGAATGCCTGATAACTTCTTCACCTTTTCTTGTATTGCAGCATTCATTCCATCTATACGCTTTTTAACCTGCTCCTCTATCTCCTGCTTAATTCTATCAATTGATCGCATTAAGGTGTCTTTTTGATACTTTAGTTGTGCGTTTCTGTTAATGATGCGTATCATTATTCTAGCGAATTTCTGAGCTTTTGGTACGTATAGTAATTCTTTGAGGTATCCAATAGAATCAGCCGGATTTATTACCGTTCCGATTATCTTAGCGACCTCGGTTAGAAATGCTTGCAGACGTTTCCAAAAAAACACTCTTATGTTTGCTTGGGTGCTGAAGTCGTTTTCGTACTTTCTTTGTTTGGCTGTGGCCTGCTTTAGTGTATTATTGACCAGTAACACAGCCTCTTTTATATTACTAATGTCAATCTTGAAGTTTTTAATTGTATTGAAAATTGCAATTTCTTCTGCAAAGAACTTACCTGCTCCACCTTGGGCAGCTTCTTGGAGTGGGAGCTCGTCTAACCGACTAACTAGCTCTTCTACGCTTTTTGCTAGTTTAAGGAAGGTATTTTTTTTCTCATTAAAATAATCTCTAATCTCAGGTCCTATAGACTTTAAATCCTCCTTAAGCTGTTTAACTTCGTCATCAATTTCAGAAATGCGTTTTATTTTCTCCTCAATCTCCTGCTTAAGCCTTATTGATGTCTTAACAGCATTTTGAATATCTCTAGTTGCAAATGCTATAAAGCTTTTTGTGTTATTAAGATCCTTGATTGTGTAATACGTCTTAATAGTGTTGTAGAATATCTTTTCGCGATTGCGGTACGGTACAGGGGAGGCTGGTCCTATGGGAGCTGGATTGAATGGTACGTATCCTACTGGTAGTGTTGGTGGTATGCCTGCAGGGGTACCTTTGACTATGGTCGTCATGTAAAACCTTGTAACAGCTTGAGCAAACTCGGCAGGGGTGGCATAGCCTCCTTCGACCAAGCCACGAGCAAATTTTTGTTCAAAATCTAATTTGAAGTTTAGCATTTAATTAAAACTTTTCTGCTAAGTATAGCCATGGTGCCGATGATTTAGCAGCATCTACAGCGGACTTTATGCTTTCGTTTGAAGGGTTGGATACGCTATTAAGCTTTTGTATAACTTGATCTAGCGTAGGCATTGTGTTTTGTTGCAATTCTTGCTTTATTCTATCGTCAACGTTGTTTATGTCTAAATTAAAACCTCCAAATCTAAAGTTATCCGCAGCCCATTTAATCCATATACGATTTCCGTACGTATCTAATTGACTTTGGAAATTTTCACCAAACGTCCAATTAGGCTGGTATAGATAATCGCTGTCTATTGGCCCTACGAAAAAGAATCCATATCTATGGCTATTTTTTAACATCCATTCTGCAACGTTCCAATTTCCTTGCGACTGTGCGCCAAAGCCACCGCTTTTTATTTTAACATATGTGCCAATTCTCCGTAGATCGCTATTTGGTTTATTAGGAACCTCAGATACAAATGAATTGTTTCCTTGCAAATACGGATGCACAATGTACTTATATGCTGCTGGTTTTTGACTACCGTAGCTTACGTCGTCATTAAAGTACGACTCCAGAGCATTCCACTCCTCCGGTGTCACTGTACCATTACTTGGTATGTTTGTAACCTTATCTTTGAGTGCTTGGTCGGCGTATCCATACTTAGTTGCAAGCTGCCTTATCAATTCATATCGCGATATGTAGCCGTCTGATAGTGAGATTAACGTGCTTGGGATAGCCATTGCTATCGCCTTTGCCATCTCATCAAACCTCGTTTTCATTTCATTTGAAACAAACCAATTAGCTCCTGCTGTTCCTGGTGTATATCCTGCTAGTGTTGTTGCCATTAGTTTTTAGATTCGTTGTTTTGTTGCGGTAAGCTTTGCACATCAGCTGTTGTAAAGTAGTCAGCTGCAGTTGCCATTGGATCTGTTGGTTGTGTATTAAACAACTCGGACGGAATCTGTATAGTTAAGCCTGATACATCAACGGTTAGTTCTGGTTTTGGTCTTGTTAAATCTTCTTCTTTTGGCGGACTTGGCACGTCTCCAGCTTCTTCATGAGACCAACCATCGATGTAAGCGTAGTTTGATAGCATGTCTTTGATACGAGACTCTAACGCCACTAAATCCCATTGAGCATCTTCACGAAAACTAGCATCTCCCATCGGAGCTACAATGACAGCTGTTTTCAATGTCATTATTAAATCATTGAGCCAGTTTGCCAATCTCAATCCCAATACCAATGGCTCATAGTCATTATTGTCTGCAGGTACTGATTTTAGCTTCTTGCCTTCTTTAAGGTAGCTTGGACCAGCGTACTTTGGATCCTTCGAAGGTTGTACTCCTTTAGCCATTCCTTTGTTTGGAATACCAAAAAATAAACCTTGGTCACCATATAAGCATATTGTTTGGTCTGCATCTAGATTCACTTTATTTGGTGATGAAATAGAAACTCCCTTTTGGCCTGCTATGATTGTATAGTCGTCTTTACTATTAATCACAACCCTACTTGAGTTTAGTAGAATAGAAGACTTTCCATCTTTTACATCGTTCCTATAAGTTCCCTTTTGTATTTGCAACTCTTCAAACCCTTTATCTGGTACGGGATCTGCGTTTTGTAGTTGCAACGTATATACCTTATCTTCGAGAACTATCTTTTCTCCTATTCCTTGACCTGCAGCTGCTCCTTCACCTGTATCAACAGTAGCTGTTAAGTTGGCTGTTGCTCCTGCTGGTCCGCTCGTGTTTATCGTCTGTGTTTGGGATCCTATTGGTTTACCGTTACCATCCAGCTTTTCTTTATCTGCCATACTTGCTTTTTATATAACTATGAGTAATTTCATTATTGCATTAGTTGAGGATTGCTATTGAAGAAATTAACAACAGCTGATTCCCAATTTTTGGCCTTGTTATAGTTAGTTATCACAACGTCGCTATTCCAATCATTTCCCATTCCTGCGTTTGCATTTACGTAGTAGTGGATAAGCACATCTAGGTTAGTACCCTGCTTTGGATTAACTGCCTCTCCAGAGTATTCTCTATACTTAGCTGGCTGGCTCACAGCTCTGTCGAAGTACCAAGCTGCTCCGATTGCTGCATTTTCCACATCGTTTAATAGGTCCGGGTTACTTACGTAATCTCGATATCCTGTTGAAATCGTCTTGGTGTAGTCTGATAGCTTTCTGTACGCACTTTTGAATGTTATTTGGTTATATCCTCGACCTCGATACTTATAACCATCTCCAGGTGAAGTGTTTTCAGCATCTCTACCCCTTTGCGTCAAGTATCCGTATATCGTATCGTAGAATAAAACATCGTCTGTACGTAATTGTAATAGTTGCTCGTCTGTATAATTTGTTAAGTATTTTCCAAATAGCTTTCTTAAGCCAGCTGGGCTTGTTCCTGAGTAGCTTGATTCGTTGACTGGTACAAGCCCGCACTCCTTTCCGCATACACAAACGATGGCTGCAACAGATTGCCAACCAAATCCCGCTTCCTTTAGCTTTAAGCTAATTGCCTGTATACCTGCAGCCTGTGCTTCGTTTATACCTGCAACTGGACTAAGCGTTCCTCCTGATTGTCCTGGTAATCCTATTGATCCAGCTAGAGCAATTGCTAGTTGGTTTTCTGGATTAAATCCACCTCCAAATAGTGTTTGGAGATTTGTTGTCTCATCTAATCCTTCTTGTAGCTTACCTGCTCTGACGTCAACATTCCAACTATGTAGCTTTGTTGAGCATCCTAGCTTAGTCGGTAAGTTCTGTGTTGACCCTAGGTATATGTTACTCCCTAAATCCACATCCAAGTCTCGAGTCGTTAGTTCATTAGTATTCGATGTCTTTGGATTAGCACCTATGATTACAAGAGGATCTCCTACACTCGAAGCTATTTGATTATTTATTTGTGAATTGTTCCACATGCCTACTTTATCGGGAGTGCTTGTGAACTTTATCATAGCTCCAAAACGACTTTCTACCGTACGCTCACCTTGCCTAGTCTTTTGATTAACTGCCTTGTCGTCTAACAATGCTTTGTCATATGGCAACTTAGTCTCAAATCTCTTTGCTTCGGCAGAAACATCTACCATAATCTTTAGGCCTGGTTTAATGCTATATGGGTCTGTGCCTGTAAACGGTTGTCCACTATATGTTATATTTTGATCAACTGTTAATATCTTCCAGTAATAGTATCTCATTAGGTATCTTCCTGCTACTGCAGGACCAAAGCTGACTATGCCAACAACCTGCTCTCCAGGAAATGGTACTCTAATGTAAGATCGGTCTAGTGGGTACAGTAATGTATCTTGCTCATCTTCGTATTTGTTGTAGCCTGTCATCAATATCCTCGCTCTAACTGCTCCTATACTATCCGGTCCATCGTACCATATACTAAATTCGTCATTAACTATATCTAAAACATGCGCAAAGAACAGACGATGCGATACTTCGTTTTTCACCCCATCGCTACCAAAGGCTCCAGCAAAAAATTCTCCTAATCCTGTATTTAAGCTACTCATGTTATATTGTTAAGTGAAGTCATTGGGCCAAACCGGTAGAGCTTGTCCTCCGTATTTTCCATCAGGTCTGTACGATGTCCATGTTTCAGTTTCGCCTGGTAGGTAGGTGAAGTGCCATGCTTCATTAACTCTCCTACCCTCTTTCCATGACCAACCAAATCGTACACCGTTTGCTCTTAGCCAAGCTTGGAACTCCCCTCCTTTGGTATCAACCGCTTTTCCTAAACCGTGATTCGATGTACCTGGGAATGCAGCTGCAGTCTCTCCGTTCGAGCCCTTTTTAGCTTTCTTTGCGTTTTTGGTAGGGGTTGTATCACTCAACGATCCTCCCGTAGCTACATATAGATCCCAGTCAAATATTTCGTACTGCGATTCAAACGTACGGTAAGAATCTGTTAGTGCTGGCGTAACTCCATCTGCTTGCGCAGCTGCAGCCATTTGTATCCACGCATCTGCTGCTTCTATAGCCAATCTATGGTTACCTATTCCAATAGACTTTAATGCTTCATTTGGTAATTTACCGTTCTCTCCCGTTGCACCACCTCCAAACACTCCACTTCCACCTCCTTGAACCAACTGCACTTGTGGTGTTCCTGTTAGTGTCACATTTTCCGGTTTGATTATCGATGCGTTTGGATCAAATCCACCACCAAATATATTAGACAAGTTAGCAGCATCTTCATCATTTAGAGCACTTAGCAATATGCCTTCTGGCTCAACTTCAAAACTCTTTAATTGAGCACAACTTATCTCTAACGGAATAGTTTGCGTAGTAGTTAGATACATACTACTCTCATCTACATTTACATCATCATCTTCAAATTCAAATTTACTAGATCGTAAAGCACTTTTGATAATTAACATAGGATCACCATCGCTAGTAGTTGTTGTTCCAAATAAATTAGATAGCGTTGGTAGATTGGTAATTTGATCTTGAGCATCCCATATTCCCGCCTTTCCTATTGTGTGTGTGAACTTAATAACCCCTCCAAACTTACCTTCAAGCACCTTATCTCCCTCTCGTAGCTTTTCTTGAGACACTCTTGCCTTTAGAAACTCAATTCCATAACCATTTTTTGCATCAAATCGCTTTTCGGCAGTGCCTGGTGTTGCCCATCCATCTGACTTGAGTATTGTTAAATCGGTACCAAGAAACGGAGATATTATAGCAGCTGCTGTTTGCTCTGTGCTAACGGTTGTTATGTAAAAGTAACGCTGCCTTGCCTCTGCGTCAAATAACAATACGCACACAATTTGCTCACCAGCTAAAGGTTGCACGAAGTTAGCTCTATCTAGCGGATAGGCTATTTTATTAGTGACGTTTTCTGATTTTGTAGTATCATTTGGCAATTGCTTAAAGCGTACAGCTCCCAAGCTCTCTGGTCCATTGTAATATTCTGAGATTTCGTCTAATACGACATCAACCACATACGCTGGAAATATGTCATTCTTGCGTAGTTGTGTCGGTGGAGATTGTGGCAATGAAGTGACAAACTCCGATAATCCCTTGAATAACGAACTCATAGCTATAATTATTAAGTTCCTGCTTTTTTGACGTTAATCGATCCTACTAGGTTAAGGGTGATTTTGGCATTTGAATCATAACCTCCTCCGTATAATGTTTGTAAATTAGCAGCTCCTTCATCGACTTCACCGTCTACCGAGCCTAGTACCTGCTCGTAGTTCCAAGACGACAATCTTTCCGAACAACTTAGTATTGCAGGTATATTTTGCGTCGTTGTTATATAGACACTAGTATCGTCTGTATTTGGGTTATCGTCTATTGCGGTTGATCCAAACTCCTCAAACGATTCGTTTGCTAAAAATCTTCTCGACGCCTTCATTACTATAAAAGGGTCTGTGGGCAATCCAGCTTTAGTATTTGAAACTTGTTCTGTGCTCCATCTATCCTTAGAATTACTTGTTAGCTTTATTAAGCTTCCAAAACGTCCTTCTAACACAGTATCTCCCGCTGTCGATTTTGTTGCTCCTATGTTTTTTTTGAACGCACCACCTTCAATATCGATCCTACCATCAAACCTCTTTGCAAAAACAGCTACATCTATAGACAGCTGCTTTACAAACGACGCTAGTCCACTATCGATGTGGTAGGTGTCGGAGCTTAAAAACGGTGCTGTGTTGAGTGTAAGCTGTTGCTCCATAGAAACCACTCCCACGTAATACAAAAGATCGATATAAGTGCCACCGGCGCCTGAAGTGTAGTTTCCTTGTGCAACTACGCACACAACTGCTTCTCCTGGAAGAGGTAGCATGTAATCACCTCTATCCAAAGGAAAGGCTCTATAGTAGTGTTGATCTTCGAATTTATTATACTGTGTTTCTATTAGCTTAACCTTTATGGAGCCTATGCATGCAGGACCTAGTTTCTCATCGTAGTAAGGTGAGTTTTCGTCCTTGACGACTTCTAAAACGTGTGCGGTAAATATGCGAGTAGGGGACGTAGGTGGTTGCTGCGACGGGGATGTCGTGTTGATAAATTCACCTAATCCTGTTGATAAGCTACTCATTTAGATTTGTCCAAAATCTCTTGGGCTTCTGATAGTAATTGAGCTCTCTCTTGGTCAGTCAATCCTAACTCACCACCTTCTTTATTATCTTTTGAACCGGTAACGAGCAACCTCTGAATGATTGCTGTTAACCTAACTAAGTTATCATCATTCTTTACGGAAATCTCAAGATACTCTTTAATTAAAGGAACCATCATTGATGCATCAGTCACATTTCGTACCAATGCTTTAAGTTGATCAATAAGACCATTGATCTGATTTTCTTTCTTTTTTGTGTTTTGGTATACGTCACGTAACAAGTCACTAAAGGACTTGTCGTCAAATAAAATACTATCTTTATCCATAGCTATACTTTACAATAAATACAGAGTTATTTGAGATTTGTAGCTTGCGGTAAGCTTTCAATCTGCTTCAGATAATCACTTAGCTTATTCAATCTAGCTCCAGCAATCCAACTCTCAATATTATCATAGTAGCCTAACTCGTGCAATTGCTTTGGATCTACTACCTTAGGATCAAACTCAAAAGCGTTAGGGTTTGGTCCTAACGCTTCCCAAGCTGACATCTCTTCTCTTATTATATTGATTAAATCTTCCCTATTTGCGTAGACTATCATTAGTAGACGTTATTACGTGGAATAAATCCCAATCGATCGTAGTCATTAAACATCTTAACGTACTTTTCTTTGAGTAGTTTAATAACCTTCGTCACTTGTTGAGTGTTTGCGTTTGTCATTTCACGAATGTAAATATACAACGCTTTCTTATTGAAAATCTCTAACGACTCTTTCCGTCTGAACAACTCTAATACTGCTCCAGCAACTGCTTGATCGTTCTTCTTTGGAAAACACTCTTCTAGATTCTCATCGAAGTAGTCTACCATCTCTTGTATAAAGAACTCAATCGGTGTAGGCTCCTCTTCCACTACTAAGGCGTACGTACTACCATTGACCCCTTCTAGTTTTTCACTATCCGTAAGCTTCTTGTAATTCTTATTGTTGTTTAAGATTAAGTAGTTTTTAGCAACAATGCTGAAGTAGCTAAATGCCTTTCCTTTGTCTGATGTAAACTTCTGCAGCTTCTCAATTAAAAAACTAACCACATCATGTTGTAAATCCTTCAAACTAATGCCATCAGTGTAGTAGAACTTGAAGGTGTGTATGATATTCTCAGCTAGTTTTTCAAATGCTGGTTGGATTTCTTTGCGGTAGATTAGGTCTCTTGTGAGTTGATCTTCGGTGTTATTGAATACTTTAATAGCGTCATCGACTGCTGAGGTAAAGTAGTAATTCTTAGTTTTTTTCTTCACTTTCGACATAGCGTGATAGGTATTCGTCCAACTCGTCAATGCATCCTTTGATTGCTTGGAAGGTCATTCCAACCTCATCATCAGAGCTAAAGGATCCTCTATGATCTATGGTTTTCATATTAGTATGCGCATCCTTAAACTTAGCGTAAAGGTTTGCGATGAAAGTGTTATAGATAAAGAAGCCGTTTTCAGCATACTCAACGGCTTTAGTATATTTCCTATAGTTTGCAAACGCAAGATAGGAGGCAGCCGCTAGTAGGATCGACAATATGACTATTGTTAAAATCATTTGAATAGGTTATTAAATGCAGCCATTAAGTCCTCTTTTTGGTCATCAGACAAAGCTGTTGTTGTTTCTACGTTAGCTTTTTTATGCTTGATAGTTGTCGCTGTAAAAGGTGATTGGGCAGCTACCCACATCTCATACTCGACACGAGCAGCCAACTGATCAGCTTGGTGTAGAATGTACGGTAGGTTTGTACGTAAACGAGAATTTGGATCATGGCTAATGTAGTAGTGCTTGTTGCTCTCATCATACATTCCATCATGCAACTTAATTCCAAACCACTCGTTCTCAGATACAGGAATACCTCTTTCAGCTAGCAGACGTAAGCTGCGGTCTGGTACTGTCATAAAAGCGTTAGCAGGATTCATTTTGTAAATCTTACCTTGGTTCTTTCTATGCCACTCAGAATCATTGTGTATGTACATTTCAGATTCCTCAGTGCCGATCTTGCCTAAGTCGTGGTTTAGAGCAGCAAACACCAACTCTTCCGTCGTGAAACTCTCCGTAGCACCAAACGCTTTCCACACTTTAGCAACTTCCAAGGCACTGTCAATAACACGGATAACGTGATCAACGTAACCACCAATAAAGCAGTTGTGATAATTCTCATTACCACTTGCAGGCATGAGCATAATACGTTCAGCATGATCATTGTAAAGCATTTTTAAATTCTCACCCCTCTCTCCAGGAATGTAGACATCGATGTAACCAACTAGCTTGAGAAAGTTCTCTTGTAGTTGTTCAGCTGTTAGATTCTTCATAGTTGTTTTTGTAACTTTTTAATTTTAGACTCAATCTTTTTGATCTCCGTCTTTCTTGTTTGTTTTTTCAATTCCACTTTTAGTTTTTGGAGTTGTACCAATACCTCTTGCTTTTCTCTAGCTTTTTGAGCTTTGGTTTTTCTCTCCTTAACTACTAATGGAGTTGGTTCTAATGTACCTTTCAACTCAGGCTGTTCAATGCCTTTGTGGTAAACTGTACCATCTGAATATACAAAAACTTTCATGAATTTCCAACCCTTAGGGTAACCAGCACGTCTCTGGGTATGTGTTGGTGAATCTATCTTGGTGTGAATCTCTTCACGTACACAATCAAAACACATTTTTATTTTTGTTCCTGCTGGGACATTTGGTTGTAGAGCTCCGCAGTTTTGACACTCAACTATACACATAACCTTAATCTTCTAAGTCTAGGTAGTGACGAATGGTTTCGGTTCGATGGATTACATACGCCAACTGCTGCTTGATGTAATCGATTGTCATATGCGGTTTTCCGCTATCAATATCTCTATAAAGGTTCAGTAGATTGTTCTCAGCTTCTGTAGCTGCCTTCTCTATAACTTGCTTGTTTCTCATGTTAGTTTAATGTTACTGGGGGTATTGTGAAGTTTGTATTAAATAGTACGCTATGGACTAACTTACCACCAAACTTATGCTTAGTGCGATAATAAGGTATATCTCCATTAACATTATGCGCTGAGGAGATCGCATTATCGATTAGTGGCTTTTTGCGAGATACTACCATCATGTAGCAATCGTAGGTGAGGTAATAAATCCTATTGTCCTCGAACTGTATATTATATAGCTGATCGAAGAAGCCATACATATTGCCTACTACGTAGTACACTTCCTGCCTTTGATTGCGATCAAACACGAATGTGTTATTAGCAGGATCGGTGGCTATCTCAGAGACAATTCTTGCTCGAGCATCAATCATCTCAGAGTGTGCGTTGGCTAAGAATTGGTTAGCGACTAATGTTGTAAAGCAACTCATTTTCTACTTTTTCTTTTTAGCTAGCTCCGCTTCGTAGTACTTAGTTGATAAGCTATTTTTTACCTCGAGATCTCGTACTTTCGTATGCAACTCGTTTATTTCAAACTTTGCCTTTATGTATACAAATCCAATTGCTAATATTGCTATTGTACTTATTGCTATAGTAACCATTTTTCTTTTTCTTATTTATTATTTATTATTATATATTGAAGTTATACCTAAAAATCCATAAAGTCAACAGGCAATTACTAATCGTTGTCTAAATTCCAATTATTTTTCTTACCGCTCCTACGTCGCTCCTTCTGCTTCTTTGTGTCTTGAACGCGAG